TGTAAATATATTTAAATAGGAACATTAATAACAAAATCTTCTCTCGTCACGGTTGTAGCCTTCACCTTCATAAACACCGCGTCTTCTTTTTTTACCAAATCAAGAAGCTCTGCACTCGCCCATCGGTTATCTCTTTGGAACATGTTCATAAGGGCCTTAAATATTACCGGGTATTGTATTGCATTTGTTGTCTGACCTACAAAATCAGATGGAAGTCCGTAGTCCTTGAATTCCGGAATACAGCCTTTCAAAGCCTCCAATATGATTTTTAATGCCTGCTCCATAGATGTACCGAATTTCTTCACCTTCAAATCATCATTCTTAAACTCAAACTCCGTATCTATGTCTTTACCCAACACGTTCTCGCCTACCAGTGTATCTACCACATTATCCACATAATTCACACCGACATTCCGAAGATTGACTGCAAATGTATTGCTTCCTTGTCCTGCCTTATAGTCCTCTTCTATAATGTATTGTGGTGTGGTTATAGAAGTCCAGTCGTCTTCCGGGTCCGTCATTGCAATTTCTTCCGCTACATTCTCAAACGTCTCGCCTGTCCTTAGCTGCTTGTCAAGCTGTAGGGTGTTCTGTCTTCCAAGCGTTGCACTTCTTAACCATCTGTCAGAATTTTTTATTGTCAATATCTTTGTTTCCACTTCCGAAAAGTTGTCTAATATTTCCCACATAGAAATATCGTCCAACTTGTTTTCATGGAGTTGAAACATAGGCTCTACGATATTGATTTGTGCAATCATCTTGTCAAGTTCGTAGAATGACTGTGCGTTTATCTCGCCTCCTTGGTAATAGTCCACTATATAGGGGTAATGATTATTACAAAAATCAACATAACCCTGGAAGAACTTCTTTATGTCGTACCCTGTAATATTCTTGAATTTGGCGTATGCCGTTTCCATTACTACATCCATCCTTTATCCTCCTTTTATAACAACGTTGCCAAAGAAGCCGCCAAATCGTTCACACCTTTCTGTATTGCTGCGGCCGTACAAATTTTAGTGAGTGCTGTTTTTGCTTTCTGTTCTCCTGCTACAGCTTCCAAAGGCGCTATCGCTGTCATTGTAAGCGAATATTCCCAAATCATATTGCGCTGCAAACTCTGATTCAATACCAACCCTGTAGGAGGTACAACTACCAAATAACTCTCACCCAAAGCCATATTATAAAAGTAAAGACGGAATGGCAAGCCGTCCTTATCCACACCGTTACTTTTTGATATGATAGCTTGCAATATCTTCGTGCATCCATATCCGTTCTTAACAGAGGGGTCGAACGAAGCCGACTTTAAGGAGTTCGTATTTTTCCCCGAAACATCGCTTAAACTCCATTTCCCGGCTGACAGACTATAGGCCGCTCCTGCCAAACTTGACGCACCACCGCCAAGCGACAACAACAACTTGAAAGTACGTCCGAAATCTCCTCTTATCGTTATGTCCTGCGGTACAAAAGTAGGAGAAGACAACACCGTAACACCCCCTGCCGTATTCCTTATGTTTTCCCTTTTTGCTTCCGTCTTGCTTATCGCATTCGGGTTAATCGGGAACGTGAAAAAATCTATCGTATTGTTCTTTGAATCCGCCAATTCAAGCGTACAAAGATACACCTCAAAATCATTAGGAAATTGAGATGCAAGTATAGCTCTTCCGGCTGTCTCTATCAAAGACCCTGCTTTCTGTATTGCTGATTGTGCGACGTTTGCCATAATCTTTTCTTATCGTTTTCAAAAATACAAAATTATTATCAATCCGAAAAAGTTACCGTGCTTTTTATTCCATCAAACTGTAACGGGTTTACTGCCGCTACCGCACCAACCCCGGCACCGAATCCGGCTTTACCCCCGTCCATCGCTGCTGAACCTGCAAGCGCTGTTTGCCATGCGTTCTTTAGCGTCATTATCTGGTTCTCCACATTATTCAATAGCTGTATCAAAGTGTTCGCCAGTGTTAGAGGTTCCTTCGCATTGTTTATATTGACTTTCTGTCCGGTCATAAGCTTTATTAGATTCTGCGTTAACTGAATCATTTCCGCATCATTGTCATATCCCAGCACTACACCGCTTTCATCCATTGTTATATGGCTTTTCCCGTCGTGGAAATTAACGTCTACAGTGTTGGGGTCGGCCTTTATTACGGTTGTCTTGTCCTGGGTCTTCCACGTAAAATTGGCTCCCTCCATGTTCATAGTGAAACGCCTTATCTCCTTATCCTTTTCTTTCACGTCCTCGACCACGTTAACGACTTCCGCAATGACTTCGTTATATCCGGTTACCTTCACCTTCTTGGAAGCCACTATCTCGGCTTCTCCCGAACTCTGCAATCTTATCTTATGTTTTTCGTTACCTCCTAATGTAACGTTGAAATTTACGGGCTTCTCTATAGAAGTAAGGTTCATGTTCCATTCCTGGTTGCGTGGGTCTATCGTCATAGACATAGTTACTCCTTCCACCTGTTTTTTCATCCGTATAACATCCTCGCTCCATGCCGGAACTTCATCATTGCCTATAAAGGTGCCTATGACTGTAGGCTGATTTAAAAAATCGCTGCTCGCTATCATTACCTGGCATCCCTTCTCCCCCGGTTTTTCGGGAAACCATATGTTATTGATAGCCTCGTTGGTAATACGTGCATCATTACGGAATATACCGCCTTCCATCATCACGGCAACTATATTCGTCCTAAATACCGTATCTATATACGCTTCCCTGCCTACATCCGTGGGTATCATTATATACCCTTTCATTATAGGCGGCAAATTGTTACTGCTTATTCTTGGTACTCCTCCTGCCATTATTCAAGTCCTCCGAAATATTTCCTGTTCAAAAAATAGTCAAATTGCTGCTTGTCAACAGTCGGGTTATCGTAGGACGTTATCTGTCCGCTTTCCGCTTCCTTCGCCTTCTGCCTCAAACCGCTTAAATCCACCAACTTAAAATAATCGGGTGTAAATCCGGACGCTGATTTTTCAGAAACCGAATTGTCGTTTCTTTTTACCGCTTCCATCAGATTTCCTTTAAGTATAGGTACATAGAATCCTCTTTCCACCTGTAAAACGGTACGTCTGTCCACCCCGTCACGGTTAAATGATATAGTGTTGGTTACGTTCGTCACATAGAAAAACTCGTTCGTACTTTGGTTCAGCACGAAAGTTCCCACCTTTATGCGTCTGTCCCCGTTTATTTCTATCGTTCCGCACCGGGTAAAAGGTACATACATGTTGCTTTCGACAAGATAAATCAAATCATTCAGCATTGTTGCCTGGTAAGTAGAAAATATCTTCTGGTTTTCCGCTCCGTTCTGTATCATGCGAATACAGTACATGTCCACGAAATCCATTTTCCTGTTACCCCATCGTTCCACATACTCTTCCAGGTACACAATAGGAACAAAAGCCAATCCTGGTTTGTCACGTCCACCTACCTGTGCATTCTGTGCGTGCAACTGGAACCAAGTGTAAACCCGTGGGTCATAGCTCAAATTATACGATATTACATTATCCGGTGTTATCGTAATATAGTTTTCCGACTTGAAAGCGTCTTTTATTGCCTTCTCCGTAAACGGTGGCTGTCTTACAATGACATCAATCGTGTTTATATAGGTGTCAAAGAAAAATTCTGTCAACGGATATTGGCAAATGCGTTCCATGTACTGCATCAGTGTTCCGTTCGGGTTCCCCAGCCCCGTATCTGTCACAATCCTTTCCATTATATCCCCAGACACTTGCAGCTTGACAATCTGCCATATTCCCCTCACCTTCAAGTCCTGCTGTCCCGGAATGCTGTATGCCGTTATCCGCTTGTCTCCCCATGAAGAGAAAACTTCATCACTACACAATCCGATAGAAGACATTATATTAATAATAAACCAAATACATTCATTTATCGTTTTGTACCCCAAATTCCATACAAATTGATACTCACCACCGAACACATTACGTCCATTCCATACACCACCTGTTTTTCTTAATAACCAGTTCTGTACAGTATCATTGACATTTTCCAAAGGTATGAAATAACTTCCGTCCTCCACAAACATTTTTGCAATATCGCGTCCGCTTATGACGGTACTCTTTGAATTGTCTTCCGAAGAATAGGTTTCCATTACGCTGTCTACAAAACCTATCATATCCCAAACATTATAGTTCGGCCCGTTATTGGCAAGCTTGTTCAACGGTACAAACAAATCGTTGGCATTTTCACTGTCCGAACTTCCTTCCAGTCTCAGCCGCTCAAACCGGATAAACACTATGTCGTTTATCTGTACCACTTTTTCAAGATAGGATTTATAATCATATCCTTTAGGGGTTACAACTGGGAATATATCATAATATCCTGCACCGTACACGTTCGACATATTGGCATCCTTGAAGGGTGTTATGTTAATCGAAAACGTGCCGTTCTTGAATCCTTTGTCGGTAGAACATGTATTGACGAACTGGCTTACATCCACAACCTTGTTTATAGCCTTACAGTATATCCACACCTTAATGTTTATAGGTTGTACTTTTGTCCTTACCGACATTTCCTCGTCCAGTGCAACCACATTGTCAGCTACATATCCTTCCTTATCCTGTAGAAGCTTTGTCAAATTTTCAGACCAATAAGCCGAAAAATCGCGTTGCTTCATGAACATATCGCTCTTTGACGCTTTTTGTATAAGCAAAGGAGAATCCTTTATAGGAAAAGAAAGAGGGGTATTCGGCTTTATATACGGCAAATTCTTGTTTGAATACTCGTTCTTGTACTTCTCTTTCTCCCAATCGTCATATGTAGCCCAGATAGCATCCAGGTTTGAAATTTTGGAAATCTCGTTTACCACGTCCATAAATTCCGGAACCGACAGTTTCTTTGCTTCCGGTGTATCTGGTCCCAGCCCTTTTTGCCAATCGTCTATAAACGTTTGGGGTTCTACGTTGTACTTATAACTCTGTATGTTAAATATATTTACTCTCATCGTTCTTGCTGTATCACTTTATTTGCTTCTGAAACCGCCATATTACCAACTCTTTCCCTTGCCCAATCATCCAAAACGCGCTTAAACCATTGTGACAACATTCTGCCAGCTTCAACCCCCGAACTAACATTTTCCGCATTTACAAGACCTGCTCCACCCGATACCATAGACCGCGTAACCGGACCGGATTCTACGGGTTTCTCTTTTTCTTTTGTATTATTGTCAATATTAGTCAACAATCTAACAATCTCTTTCAATTGTTTTGCACCTTCCGACATCTGGCGATTCATATCACCTGCCAAAATGATTTCCCCGGCACCTACAGTCCTCCGTGCTGCGCCCCTGTCATAAGCTTCTGCGGGCGTTTCCTTAATCCTTTGACTTGCCTGTTTATACAAGTCAAACAGATTGCTTACAAGCTTAGACGGGTCACTATCCTTTTGTATCGTAGAATTAATGTCATTCCAGGACAAATTAGGGAATATTTCGGACATTGCCAAACGTAACTGTTCAGAACCTCCCCCAGTACGTTCTACAACCCTATTCAAAAAGTTTTCCATAACTTCGGGGTTTGCTGCCCCTGCACGTATCTTTTCCAATTCTTCTTGAATTTCCGAATAGGATGTTTTGTCCGGCATAACTTCCTGGATAGACCGTACAAGCATTGCGTTTGTCACCTCGTCTTTTGACATCCCCTGTCCGGTGAACGCCTGTTGTACCCTTTCAAGTTGTCTTCCCTGCAATCCGGTTGCCTGGCGTATTCCGCTAAACATCGCTGCAAGCTGTCTTGCATCAAAATCACCACGTTTGGAAAGAATCTGGTCCGACTGTGTAATGAAAGTATCTAAACTTTCTTCCATTGTAGAGGCTATCTGCTCGAACGGAATGCCTAAATTTTTCATTGCCTGTTCGAACTCTCTGATAATCGCAGAAGCCCCGGTACCCGAATTCTGGTCTCCGAACCTCATTGCTCCCTGCAAACGGTTGACTGCATTAGGTGACAATCCGAACAGTCTTTCGGCAGCCATGACGGACTGCGTTTCCCTTACCGCATACGGGTCGTATTCATTGCCACCGACAAAACGTCCTCCTCCTGCACGTATCAATTCGGCACGTCTTCCAAGGTATGAAGCGTAATCCATACCAAGTGATTCGGCTGCATAACTTCCTTCCCTTCCGGCTTGTCTGAACGCTTCCCCGGCTGATACACCCATAACCTGTGCATACGGGATAACACGTCTTTCGCCTTCCGCGTATTTCCCGAAAGTTGCCATCATCTTTTCTGCTGCAAGCTGTGCTGGCAACTCTATGCTTTTTGCTATCGTGTCACCAATTAGAGGAATCCACCTAAAAGCGTCTGCCTGGTTAGCGGCTTGTAACCGTGTATAATTTGCGGCCGTTTCCACGGTTCCTTGGTATTGGGAACGCGCTTCAAATTCCTGCTGCCGGAAATATCTTTCTGACAATACGTTCTTGGCGGTATTGAATGCCGTCAAAGCCCCCAAACCGCCCAATATTCCTTTTAATCCTCCTCCGAATATATTTAGTCCTCCACCGTTTACACCCGTGCTTCCGGTAGGTGGCACAATCCCCCCAGGCATTCCAACTCCACCACCTATACCATTACTGGAAACGGCTTTCTGTATTTCTTCCAATATGTTTTCTGCACTGTCTTCTATAACAGATACGGAATTTGCAATAGTTTCCAGGTAACGGGTAATACTGGTTCTTTGGTTTTCCTCACCCGTTCCTTTTTCAAGTCCTCTTAAAGCGGAAATGACATCACGTCCTATATTATCCGTTACCACTCCCAGTCTTGTAATTGCACGTATTATCCCCTCGTCCGAAAACTTGATTTCCGTCTGTCCGTTATCCGTTATTTCCGGTCTTCTCTGTATTCTATCGTCTTCCCTTAATAGAGGTCTGTTCGGTTGTTCTGAAACGACCTCCAAATTCCCCTTTTCCCTTATAGCGGTTGTATTCTCCGTTATTGTCTGGGTATTCTTTTCAATATTTACAACATTCTCGGTTATATTCTCCGTATGCCGTGAGTTGTCCGTTCTGTTTTCGCTGTTATCCTGGAAGTTCTTGGAATTATCAACGTTCGTAACGGATTCGTCTATATTCTCGACGTGTCTGTTTATCTCCCTTAATATTTCCTTCTGCGTTTCCTTTGTTGTCGGTTCTTCTCTTTCTACACCTCTTTCTATAGGGGTAACTCTTTCCCTTTGCGGTTTCCGTGTCAAATCCCAGGTCATAGAACCAGTTTCCTCATCTATGATAGGTTCCACGTCCGGTATGGGTTCCTGGACTTTTCTTCTCCTTCTTCTGGGCGCTGGTCTTTCTTCCGGTTCTTCTATAGGCAAAGGTTCTTCTACATCCGTTTCCATTTCCGGTCTTTGCCCTTTCCGTCTTGGTTCCGGCTGTACGGTTTCCTCTTTTCTTCTTGGCGATACGTCCCATGTAATAGACCCGGTTTCGGGGTCTATGATAGGCTGTTCCGGTCTTGGAAGTTCTTCTGTAGGCGGCTGTCTCCTTATCGGTCTTTCCGGCATAGGAGACGGTTTTTGCATTGTGGTTGCATCAATGGCAGCAGACTGTCTTTTAAGGTCAAGTAACAGTCTTTCCAGCTCATTACGGTCTTCCATCAATGCAAGTTGTTCCCGTAGCTGTGCAATGCTTTTCTCGGCTTCCTGTGCACTCTGCATGGAAGCTTGGTTTATCTCGCGGTACAAAGAAACCGCCTCTTCTCTCAACTGTCTTAGCGGTGTGGTATCGGCCGCTATCCTAATCCTCTTATCCTCTGCCATTATTCCTTATCCTTTTGGCTTTCCTCGTATTCGGCCATCCGCGCCATTTCTTCGCGGAAGGCTTCAATCTGACTTTGCGTTATCTCCTTGGTATCGGTTTCCTGGTCCACCATTTCGTCATAGGAATCTTTCAGCCATTCACCGATATTCGGAACGTATTCAACTTTCTTTTCCTCGTCCTCCAAAGCCTGCTTGAACATCCGGTCTTCCTCGAACTCGAAAAGTTGTTGAAAAAAAGAACATTTCTTGTGTTCCTCGGACATGAAAGCAATGTTATGTTTCTTTCTATACCATCTGTCAAGCGGAAACTTGTTATTCCATCTGACTACAAACGTTCTGAAATCTTCCTTTTTATCTCGCTCCATCATACAAAATCAATCAAAAGTGGGGGTATAACCCATAACAGACTATACCCCCACACTCCTCTGAATAACTAAACATTCAAACTATAGTGATTCTCGCTTGAATCCTTTTTATCGGTTGGGGTTCATCATTTTTTCAACTTCCTTAATAAAAGGCAAAACCTCCTTATTGTAAATATCCCTTACCTCCACGTAGTCCTTGATACCAAGCTGTTTGAAAGAAGTTACCTTCATATCTGCCAGCAAGTCCGGCAACATCACTGTAAGCGTCGCTTCAATATCTATCATATCCAAAGCATCAGCCGCAGCCTGCGTTCTGTTACCCAGCAAGGTATTGTAATATCCACGACCTAAAAACTGCTTCTGCGTTTCAATCTCGTAATATTGTCCTACTGTAGGGAAGGACATCTTATATTCATGCCCTTTAATTTTAATTATCTTATCCTCCATAATCACAAAATGTTATATACGTTACAAAAGTATTTATATATTACTTTAAATTAATACATAGGTAATACATATTGACGTTTCACCGCCCCGGCTACTGCCGACCACTCCACGTCCATAATCCCGTCTACCACGGGTAACTCTCCTATGAGGTTCTGGCTTTGAAGTCCGAACCTCTTTATATTTATCGCTGCTAACAAATCTCTGTCGTTTAATTGTTTACAATTGGGACACGTCCATTCTCGCTGCGACAATTTCAGTTCATGGTTCACATATCCACAAGTGCACATTTTGGAACTTGGTTCAAACCTTCCGATTTTTAGGAGATTTCTTCCATTCCATTCGCACTTGTACTGCAATTGTCTGAAAAATTCATTCCAGCTTGCAGACGATATGTGCTTTGCAAGGTTATGATTTTTCAACATTCCGCTTACATTCAAGTCCTCAATGATTATCGTTTGGTTTTCACGGACAATCCTTGACGTGACCTGGTGTATAAAATTTTTACGGCAATTTGTTACTTTCTCATAAGCTCTTGCAATCCTTATTCTTGCATTTTCTCTTCTGTTACTTCCTTTTTGCTTTCTTGAATACCTTCTTTGCAATACTTTCAATCTTTGCTCAGCTCTTTCAAGATATTTCGGATTCTCGTAGACTTGTCCGTTTGAAAGAACGGCAAAATCCTTTATCCCGACATCAATACCAACAGTTGTATCGTACTTTATATCCGGTTTTTTAGGAAGCTCTTTCCCGTCGTCAACAAGAACGGAAACATAATATTTCCTGGTTGCTGTCTTGGTTACTGTTACGGTTCCTATCTTTCCCTCAAAAGTCCGGTTTTTGTAGAATGATACCCAGCCGATTTTAGGAAGCTGAATTTTATTTGAATTAAAATCTACCTTAACACTGTTTATTGCTTTGTAAGATTTCCAATTGTCTTTCTTTGACTTGAATTTCGGAAACCCTTTCTTTTCACGAAAAAACCTCGTAAAAGCACTGTCCATGTTTCGGATAGACTGTTGCAAGCATTCGGTTGAAACTTCGTTCAGCCAAATTTTATCTTCTTCTTTTTTGAGGCTGGTTAGCATCTTACATAAATCAACACAAGACAATCGTTTCTTTTCCTGCTGGTACGCTTCAATTCTTTTTGATAAAGCCCAATTATAAACAAACCGGGTACACCCGAAAGACTTCTCAAAGAAAATCTTCTGGTTCTCATTCGGTTTCAGTTTATATTTATAAGCTTTTATCATAATGCAAATATAGTTATTTTAAAGTAAAAAACAAATATTTTAGTTTAAAAATTAATACCAAAATGGTATATAATTACCGTTACAAATATACATCATTAATCGGTTAAATCAAAACTTCACCCTAAAATATTGTGATAGAGTAATTAGTGATTGTCTTTCTGCATGTTCTTCTTCTGTCAAATCCACCTTGTCAAGTTCAATCAATCGGTTTGTTATCTCGTGGAACAGCTTGTTATCGGTATACTTCAACGCTATTTTCTTGATAGTGGTAAAATAGTTAAATTCCTCGAACATCTTACATTCTTTTCTATCTTTAGGGTCTGTTACCTCTATTTCCTCAATAATTAGAAAACATCTAAATCCTAAAGCTGTTCTTATCAAATCCTTTTTCATAACCTTATCCTCCTTATCTAAAAACATGGTCCATAAAAATAGTATTTCTCACCCATTGCCCTTTTTGCTTTACAAAAATATATCCTCGTATTATTGCTGTCTCATTCATTGAATAAGCAAAATCATACGCTTCTTGTTGCTGATTTTTCTCGAAATTCTTATTTATTGAACCAGAATTGTTACTGACATTGTATCTTAAACATGCCGGGGCTTTCTTTCTATCAGTAATCATAACTTTGTCCTCCCTTCGTTACCAAATCAAATTTCTTGCAATAGCGCAATTAGCGTACTTCTTAACCAATTCCTTTTCCATCTTTTTAAACTTTGCGTTATGCGTTGCATTGCCTTCATTAGCGATACATATCTGGTGTGCTACTTCGTGGCACAAAGCGTAGGCGGAACCGACATTAATTCTATTCAAGTCAATAGAGATTGATTTCGGTTTGTTAGCCACATATGAACAGCAAGCTCCACCATTTCCAACTTTACAGAACTTCAAGGCAATTGCCTTAATACCTTCACTAACACAAATGAACTTGTATAACTCTTTGAGAACCTTAACATCGTTTTCCATTTTCTTATCTTTTTATTTGTTTGACTTCGTTTATCTCTTTCTCACATTACAAAGATAAGATTATGTTATGACATACGCAAGTGCTTATGTGCTTTTAACATATAATTAACATTATATTAATTCTACACTTACTTGTACTTCTTTATCGTCTTCGCGTAAGCTATTTATGGAGAGGAACGAACTGAGTGCTATGTCGTCGTGACCGCTTGCTGCCTCCAATTTCCCATTATCACTTCTGAACGTAATAGATGAAAATTCACCGAACATCAAGTCTACCGCCTGCCTTGTTTCTCCTATCGCATAGGGGCATTTTATCTGTCCTCTCTCAAACATTGCAGACAAAGAAGGCAATCCAGTATAGAGGTCCTTTTTGTTTCCTTCCGTTGTCGTGAACGGTTCTATGTTCTTAAGCCCTCTTTCCTTTGCCAGTCCGGACAATATGGACTGGAAACCGTTTGCCTCACACCGTATCTTATTAGGGTGGAAAAGTCGGTCAAGCTGTACAATCTTATCTACCTGTTCGTTGTGCGACATACCGCGCTTCCGGTAATAGTACAACAAATAGTAGTTATCCATCGCATCTTTGCCCCATACCGAATACACTGTATAGTCCGCTCCAATATTACCGGAAACCGCAAAGTCCACACCTATATGTACCCTTGTAAGCTTGAAAGGAAAATCGTCTATACTTGACGCAAAACGTATCGTTTCCATTCCTATAACGCTACGCATCAGATATTCATACGGAAATATCGTTGACGTGTCACTGATAGGAACCACCAGGTATTCACGGTTGAACACAATCGTTCCAAGTTCTTCCTTTTTCGCCAATATCTGTTCAAACGTGTATCTGTCCGGTGCCAACGGTCTGCCATCCGGAAACAATATCGGATATTCAAAACAATAGAAACGCTTGTCTGCCTTCAATATCTGGTACAATTCATTCGGTGCAGAAGAATAGGGTGTACCAGTTACAAGGAAATACCCGTATGGTTCCACAATCGGCTCTATTGTACCCTTCAAAAGTTCTTTCAACTTCTCCCTTTGTTCGTCCGAATATAGAGAGCTTTCGTCCGGCATATCATCACACAAACAAGCCCCCACGTGCAGACCTCGAATCATTGAATCCTTACCTCGCACATGTAACGTACTTCCGGTTTCCGTCTTTATAGCCGTTTCTCCGATTGAAGCCTTGTTATAAGGGTTGAGTTTTTCCTTTATCAAGTCGTTTGCCTCTATCTCTTCCGTTACTTTCGCTATCTGCACCTTTGCCAGTGTAAAAGTGTTGGTAATATAGCATGTTTCTTTCCTGTTGGCATTGTCTACCGTGTCCTGTCTGTAGGCGGTCGGTCTTGTGTAGGACCATAAACGCCACAATATGAAGGCATAAGACCATTGATAACTTTTGCCACTCGCGCGTGCGCATAGATAACAACTCCACGGATATAATTGCGTCAAATTGGACCACTCTATGTTACGCCATCCTAACCGAAACTTGGGAAGCATGGTTGTTATAAAATAATTGAGGGACAATATTTTAAGCGTATTGTCCATAGAGGCTTTCACGTTATCCACATAGGATAAACTTTCTGAATCCAGCGTCCGACCCAGATACAGCGCCTTTTCCGACTGATGCACCATTTCCCTAAGCATGGTATCAACGTCGTTTCCATATCCTTCCAACAACTGGTTAAGCGCCCTTTCCGGCAGTCTCTCTATGATATTGTCTACCGCATTGTACAGATATGTAAGCTGATTATTTGTAAGTATTCCTTTTCCGTCACCCGTCAACATAACTGGAAGTCCTCTCTATATCTCCTTTCTTTCTTCTCCACCGTTTCCACGCCTTCACCCCTTAACTTCTTCACGTAGGAAATGAACAACATCGCGTTCGCATCCACATCGTGCTGCGCCCTGTGCGCTTCCACAAGGTCAATCCCGGCAGCCTGGCAACACGTGCCCAGCTTATAGTCCATCTGTTCCAAAGCCGCCATGTGTGCAAACTGCATCGTGTCTATGTAGTATTTTACGTAATTGTCTATATCGTCGTTCATGTAGGCGAAGAAGTTTTTCAGAAACGGGTTATCGAATCCTACGATATTGTGCCCTACAAGCGTACACATCTGGCGTGGATTCTTGTATTTGGCGAACCATTTCTTGCAAGTGCTGTATATCTCTTTCAATGGCACCGCATTCTCTTCTTGGACTTCTTTTGTTATACCGTGTACTGCCGTTGCTTCCTCCGAATATCCTGCAAGTCCTTCCTTGTAGTTATACGGGAATATCATTTCCACACGGTCTATTATTTCCAGCTTTTTCATGTCTATACACGACATAGCCATTTCGACCAAAGGAATGTCCAAAAAAGCTTGTTTTTCCTTACTTGGCAATCCCCCAGTTTCAAAGTCATAGACAATCACGAAATTACTACTTGTTTTCACGTTACTAAATTTTAAACATCATTCTAAATTACCCCACTGTTCCGCTATCGCTTCCGCAATACCTGGAAACGTCTTGCTTCTTATCTTCTGTCTTTCCTCTTTTGGTAATCCGTAGGCGTCACAATACCATTTCTGCATTCTAAACCCGTTCTTCCCCTCCACTACTTCACCTTTCCCGACAATCTTTGTAGGAGTGAGTTTAGGTAGATTTTTAAGCCATAAGCAAGTCTTTTTGCTTGCCTCGTCCCCGAACATCCAAGGTTCTATGATTTGGTCTGCCTTTCTGAATCTTGTACTCATTATTCCTACCGGGTTCTCTATAGCAATTCTTTTTACACCCGAATTGTATAACTCCATGAAGAAATTAACGGCTTCTTCTCGGTCTTTCGCTCTTCTCTGTTCTATCGGTAATCCCTTGTCTTCCGGGTGATAATACCATGCAGCACCGGACACGCATAGATAGGTGCAAAGGGGATGCGCAACCATCAAATCCCATTCTTCGCCTTCCGGCAAATAATACTCCTCACCGTTTTGCAGCTTTCCTCCAAAATTAGGGATAACCTGCAAGACATCCTGTTTGAAATGCCATTCGGGGTGTCCTCCGCTACAATCTACAATATCACAACTAAAGGCGTTATGACCTCTCTTTCTGAAAGCTTCACAAACTCTCTGACTTTCCTCACATGCTACCAATACATTCATTTTCTTCTTCCTCCATTACGGGGTTATTGTCATTTTCCAATACATTGTACATCTTGATTGTGCAATGCTTTTTAGGGGTTACCACAATCTCGTTTCCTCCCAGGTATTCCGGCAAATGTCCCCTCATTATATATGCCTGCACATCGTTACGGGTAAACCGTTTCCCGTTCTGCTTCCGGAAATTGTCGTTCATCCAGATAAGCAATCCTTTCGCGTTTACATCTTCTATCAAAAATTTTCCCATACCAACTAAAATAAATTATTTTTACAAATCCAAAGACCTTCTTGCTTGTTACAGCCTTTGTTATTTCCACAAAATAATACCGTTTTATCTATATAGTCAACCCTTTCAAAATCTTCGGGCATCCAATATTCCGATATATAGCAATTCTTTTGCCGTTTCGCCCAGCCATAAAATTCTTCATGGCTGAATTTAGTAGAATACCCTTCTGTATTTATATAGGGCGGGTCACAATATATTACATACTTCTCTTCTTCCGGTATTCCCAGCTCTCTATAATCACCCTGGAAAACTTCGATATTACCCATTCCCTGTAAACTCTGCAAATCCCAAAGTCTTTCCAGCCGTTCCATGTTTTGCAATCTCTGCAAATTATCCGGATAATTAAGCTTCACCAGAATATCCTTTATTGCATGCCTTCTGTCCTTGAATGTATCACACCCCTTAAACACATCTTCCGGAATAGAGATACCCATATCTTCAAACAGACTAAAATCACCAAAACAGATTGCATAGTGGAAAGCCTTCTTATATGGTTCGACCTGTTCACTGTAGCAATAGATTCTCTGATTGTTGCCGAAAGAAAAACATAGTCTTACATACGTATCGTCTTTCTTTAGTCTGAAAAAGTCCTCCCTGCTTATCCATCGGTTTTCATCCTTGAACTTCCCGTTTACCGCGTCAGCGAAAAACTTTGCGCTGTCCGTTATATCGTTTATGATAAACCTTTTGTATTTCCCCGATAAAATAGCTGCATGAGTGACTGCACATCCCCCGGCAAAAGGTTCTACCCATACATCGGCAGAAGGAAGAGCCTCAACAACCCATTTTGCAATACGTGATTTACTCCCTTTATAGGATAATCCATAGTTCATACCTCATTACTTTATCATTAACAACCTTTCAAAATCCTTGTCCCTTTCCTCTTCGCTCTTATACACCACCCATAAATTCTTTATAGGGTTGTCCTTGAATGATGCACTTTCGTCTGCCAGCTTGTTTATCACTATAGCCGGGTTTCCGTCCGAATACCAGTCTTTTTCATACGATATAATAAAATACTTCATAAGGGCGTGTTCCCCGTCACTGAACACAAACATTCTGCCTTTTGAACGTTCCTCGTATTCCTTCCATGCCTCAACCTCTTTCTGAAATATTTCCGCCTTCTCGCTATTAGGGTTCTCCAGGTAATCCACTATCATTCTGGAAATCCTTTTCAGTCCTATAGCGGTAAACACTTCTGCGCATCCTATCAGTAAATCAATATCTTTTCCCATGCTCTTTCTCCAAAAGTTTTTCTATCCTCTCTTCCGGTATCTGGTTCTTCAGACTGTTTCTGTCTCCGAAATCGTATATCTGATGGCATTCCATACATGCCAAAACTATGTTTTCCGGGTCACAACGTAAACCGGGATGCGCGCCCCTACTCAATATATGGGAGAAGAAAATAGGTTTCATTTCAAGCCCCAGCCACTTTCCACAATGGAAACAATAGTGGGGGTTCTCCTCCCATACCTTAACAAACACTTCGTTAAGCCTGTTTTCCTCTTCCTTCAATGAAGCGCGGTTCAACTTCAATTTCTTTCTATTGTCGTAGCATTCCTTACATAACCATCTGTTGCGGTCATATATGAAATGATTCTCCTTACAAGAAACACACGGTCTTACTTCTTCCTTCACTGTCTTGGTAATTATATACATGTTTACACTTGTATCTATTTGTTAATAAATTTCTTAACCGGGTTATACCCGAACCCTCTATAGGGTGGCATTGCTGCATCCCCCTTTACTTTTCTCATGATGTTGTAGGCTCCGTTTATATCTGCATTGAGTAAAATTCCGTCCTTTGTTCTGAAAAGACCTCTTTTTACTCTCTTTCCAACATAACTATCATGATGTTTTACCTCTTCTAAATCTAAAGAACTGCATTTCGACGTGTGAGATTCGTTTATTTCAACAAATCTTAGTCCTTGTCTTTCAGATTTATACCTTAACATTGATATGAAAGTTTCAAACGGAATTGAAACAAAATTCTGATTGTTTCTTTTACTCATATTAACTTCTTGTTTCCATCCGTCATTATGCCCTACTATCAATGTAGTTATGTTGTCTTTCAAACACATACTTACAATTTCCTTGCTTGCCTTATGCAAATAATCCTTGACCTTATTGTTTCTTTTTCTTGTAAGGTTCATTAGCCGTCTCGAATTTTCCTTTCCATTTGTTTTCTTTAATTGTGATTGAACTTTAGATTTTTTCTTGTTATAATACTGGTTGATAGACTTTAATTTCTTGCCATCTACCAAAACAGCCCTGTTACTCGTATTCGTTACAATAGAAGCAAGATTGTTAACCCCCAAATCAATAGACATATATCTATTGTTGTTTAGTAACTGTTCCTTTACTTCTGATTCATATACCAATTCTATTACATAACAATCTGCTTTCGGCACAAATCTGACTTGCTTAACTGTTCCTTCCTTGCATTTCGTTTTTAACGGTTTCAGACCTTCTTTCTTTGGAAAGTAAATATATTCTCCTTTATGTCTGAATTGCACATAAGAATAAGAAAATACATTTCTTCCTTTTGTCTTATGTTTGTATTTCGGAAATTTAGGGCATCCGGTAAATTTCTTGTTATCCCTTTTCCATGCTTTAATGGCTGAAAAATAAGATTTCAAATTCTTATCCAAAGCCATTAAAATTTGCTGGGAAGAGGAACCGCTCATAGCCCTAAAATCAACATTGTTTTCTGCAACCATCTTTTTATTAAGTTCTATAGACCTTATCCATTTCCCGGAAACAAGAAACTCCTGCTTTATGATATATAAAGCCGCATTATACAAGTTCTTGGATAAGAAACAAATCCGGTCTAAATCCTTGTACCTCTTATCATTAACTGTTATTATATGTTCTTCCGTTAAATACATACCACAAATATTAAATTTCCTATTTATTTATATAATTTTTAGTGCAAAGTTCTATATAGTTACCCACTGTCTTTTTCATGGCACAAATATACAAATATTATCTCACAACATAAACTTTTAGTATGTCATTTTTCACAAGCCTTGTAAAATATACAATCCTTACATCTGTTTTTGTCGAATAACCATCCTCCGTACTGGCTGCAAAGTATAAACCCCTTCTCCTTGTTCCAATACTTTTTCCTCAACATCTCCCTGTATCTTTCCGACAAACCTTCTTCCTCCTCCTTGAACGGGCTTATCCATCCTCTTTCTCGCTGGCGTTTATTGGCTATGAATACCTGGTATTTACCCCTCTTATTCCATTTCTCTATCGCCTTTGGTCCTATCAAATTATAGGGGTCAAACATCATTTCCTTATATCGGCTGTTCTCTATCATTGACCCTTGAAACACCATATATTCCCATAATGCCCTATTAGAGGAAATCCCGGTCTTTTCCCAGAACTTTTCCATGAGTTCTATTTTTGACCGGGTTCTTTTTAAATTGGGGGTGTAGTTGAAAAGATATTCTATTATCCTTTCAATGGCTGTTTCAATCCTCTTGTTCTCCCCACAATCTTTTTGCTGTGTCATAATTCTTTTGCATATCATTAACCGCCTTCTTCGCATAAGTCAAAGAATAGGAATGTTCACGTGGATATTTGCCGGACTTCAAGCCTTCGTGATATTCTTTGGCTTTCTCTAACTTGTGCTCGTAATAGTCTATACTTTCCGGCATGGATAGATTAATTACCTCCGCTTTCTTGTCCCAATACTTGGCTACTCTTTCATGTTCGACAGCCTTGTCGCTGAACTCAACACTTTTGCCCATATTGTTCCAGGCTTCGTCAATCATTTTTCTATGTCCTCTTTCGCTGTGGTGTCCGACCTTGATAGGTTCTCCCAATGATAGGAAGTCTCTATCTTTATTGGATTTCTCGTAATACTCATTACTCTTTTGCTCTGCCGAAGCTGCCCACATTCTGCGTCTTTCTGCTCTTTGCTTCGCCCATTCCTGGACATTGAACCCGTCTGCACGTACTATCGAATAGTAATAGAATCCATCCTTTTCGTATATCAGATTGAAAACAATACATTCGTTTTCCTTTCCATACTTGGTTGTTACTTCGATAACTTCTCCCTTTTCATACTTTTCTTCGCACTTTGCTAAAAATACATTCGGACAAAACTTGCTGTAAACGTTCATAACTTCAAAATTTTATTTGTTTGACAATCAAAAATTATTAGCCTTAAATTCACCTCTTAACTCTCCATTTTTGTACATTCTTACAGAAGCAACAACTACTGTACTGGACAAATAACGTCCGACATCATTTCTCAGTTTTTGTTCCAAAGCTATAGCCTTTGCCATTGATTTAGTTCTTTTCTTCAATACCTTATTAAATCCGAAAACTATATCCTTCGTTTCAATCTCAAAGCTATATACATTTGAAAACAAAACCTTTTTCAAATCTTCCGTCATTCTTTCTACATTTGATTTCATATCTTTATCTTTTTATTTGTTTGACTTCTTTTTCTTGGTTCCCTTATCAGAACCACATTGCAAAAATAAGATTTTGTTATGACATACGCAAGTGCTTATGTGTAAAATGTGAGTTGTTTAACATCATTTCACAATACCAATAATTCACTATAATAAAAATATTTTACAAATTACATAACATTTTATTATTCTATAATTAATGTAATTTGTAATTATTTATAACCAAAATAAAAGGGAGTTACTAAATTGTAACTCCCTAATTATCAATTGTTTATAATCAAAATTAAAGTTCCAAAGTTGATATAGGGTAAAGATAAATCCCGCTGATATTGTAACCAGCAACCCCGGATTCCTGTAATGAAAAATTTTGATTATTTACAAAACACGGATTCAGCATGCACATAGTCTGTCCGGTAGGGTCTACTGCTGTCACCATCTTTGTAGTCGAATCCTGGCTCTGAATTGTCTTGCTGTAAATAGCAATGGCAAAACCAAGCTCGCCCAAAATCAAGGTGTCCACGATAGACTTGACGGAACCAAGACGGTGCATCATACCTTCCATTACTGGCTGCTTGAAGTCAATAAAGAATTGGTCTACCGTCCATGTGCATTGATACTGTACGGCCGGAACCTCCTGGTTAAGGAGTGAGCCAAGCCCTTGTACATTCGCACGGGTGATGTTTTCTGCAAATTGCAGATTACGAACAAACCCGGCTACTTGATTATCTATTTTAATATACGCTTTAGGCGCTGTAAAAACTGCCATAATCTTCTAATTTTTAGGGTTTGTTTTATCCACGAATTAAGTAACCTGTAAAGAACAACTTGGTGATTTCGTTATTTACCACAATTTTGTAAGTGGTGAAATAAGCGTCTTCCTTTCTTGTTGTCACTACGTCTTTGAACGACAAAATCAGATTGTCTTGTGCGTCCGTTGCAGTTCTTGACTGCAAGTATGCCACAGTCCAGTCTTTAACCGCTCCTGCTGTCAGTGTATTGGCGTTAACACCGTTTTCCTGTCCCAGCAAATCCAATGTCGCATTTACAATCAATTCCTTATTGATTTGTGCGACGATACGCATAAACTGAATGGAATAGGACTGCCCTTTTGCATTGAACAGATTGGCGTTGTCCTGCAATGTATTCACACCCTGCAAGATATTGAACTTTCCGGTGTAGTCATTCAATACAGTTGTCAAAATACCGTATTTCAATGCCTTCTTCTTCTCCGATTCAGTCAATGAGTGTTGCAGTCTGTCAACTCCGATAGTCTTGAATGTAGGCGGTACATAAGGCGGTTTTCCGCTGATACGTCCCACAATCGCGCACAAGTTATACATTACACCCCACCACCGTATCTTCTGGGCGTCGAACGCAGACACCACGCCTGCCCCACCATGTACAAGCTGCACAAACGAGCTGTCGAACTTCTTCGCCAAATCAATTTCTTTTGAGAAATCGGCTCCCTTGTCATATCCTGCCACATAGAGGAAATGCTGGAATTTGGCCGCACCGTTCATGTGTGTAAGATATGCCTTTGTCGTGGCTGAATAGGCGTTGTCTCCTACCTGGTCCAGAATGACATTACTATAGTCCAAACCTACAATCTGGTCCAGTACAGCGTTAAAGTCGTCCATGTCGAAACTTTCTGTACCTCCTGCCGCCAAAATATAAGGCTTACCATCCAGTGCCGTTGTAATGTCCCCTTCGGTAATCTCACCATTTCCTTCTACATTGGTAGTTGAATCAAGTACGAACGCCAAAGCAAAATTAGAATCATTCTGTGCCCAATCCACAAGTTCTTGCATATTCTTGAATTCCGGTGATTCAAGAACAAGTTCGGGGTCACTGTTTTCCTGCGTGATGTCTCCGTAGGGTAAACCGTCGCTGTATGTTCCGGTATATGTACCTCTCCAGAACTGCAAAATCCACTTGGTAGCGTCTTCGCGTCCTGCGATAAAGTTCATACCGTAACCCTTTGTTAATAACTCGTCGTTCAATAACGAACCGTTGGCTACCAAACCTTCGTCCAATGTTTTTACCGCAAACGTACCTCCTGCTGCCGTCGCAAACGTCATTTTTGCACCTGTAGTTGTTGCTGCACGAACAAATTCAAGTTCGGAAATTCCTACTGCATCGGGGTTTGAAGGGTCCGGTGCAAACAGAGCTTCGGCAACTCTCCACCAAAGACCTCCCTTCATGAAAGCACGAAAATCCGCGATATTGTCGAAAGTATAGATAGCGTTCTGTCCCTGCGCATTCTCGCCATTGATACCAGCACCGCCACCAAATCCGGCTGAATACTTTCCTGTATCAATAATAAGGACTTTTCCATAGTCAAGATTTCGTGCCGGGTTCATTTCCCCACTTACAATAGTGGAGTAGACACCGGGCAATGAAATCTGCCGACCGTTGAAAATAAACGTTGATGCCATATTATTTTTCTTTTATTAGTCCACGAAATTCTGCAAGAACTTCCCTATCAAATCCTTACATTCATACATTTTCGGTATAAAGGTAAACAAATTTCTGCCTCATACCAATTATTTAGTCACAATTTTATCAATGTCCGATTCTACACCGGGCAATTCATAATCCCTGCTATAATTGTCCGCACCCCATTTTTCGGCTGCTATTCCTGCATCCTCAAATGCAATCTTGTTAAGCAATTCTTCGTTTACCAGTGTTCCTACAATCTGGTCCAAAGTCAAGTCAAGCCTTACAGACTTTATGAAAATAGGAATAGGCAGTACGTTCTGGTTTGTCATTAATTCTGTTATCCTTACCTCTACCAAATCATATTGGGTAGACAGCCAGTTATAGGAACCCATTATCAGTGCATACAGAACTTCCGACATAATTATGCTTTCCAGCATGTTGTCCGAAAGACACATTATCTCGAAATTATGGAAACGGCTGTCTCTTATCTGCCATGCGCCACCGTCGTATATCTGCCCGTTCATTTTCCCTATGGAATTGGCTGCTCCCGGGTCCGCTCCCGGCTCCCTTATGACATAGGCTGGCAATCCCGTATTGTCTTTCGGGAATTCAAACAGCACCCTTAAATTACGGGGGTTTGTCATTCCTCTTAAAAACAGCTTCTTTGCCTGGTCGTAAAAATCAAAATTCCCTTCCTTCATTCCGTTAAGAAGTCTGTATAGGAAGGTATTCTGTTCGTCTCCCTTGTGCAGTCTGTAATCTTCCGGTATATAGTTCAGTATTGATACTATAAACTGCTTTACTTTTACAATTTCTATCATAAGCCTTTAATTTGTTTTAATGCCTCGTCTATCGCCATTTCTGCAACATATTCTATCTGCGCCTCTTCCAAAGCCCTGTCCATTAGTTTTTTGGCTGTTATACCGCCATTGAACCAGCTTGTAGGGTCTGACTTATCACTAACTCTTCTGAATGACATATATTGACCTCTCTTTTCCTGGTCCGAACTTCGGGCTTCAACCCTTACAAGACCTTCATATTTTGCCGACTTGTGCATGTATTCCGGCACGTTCAATCCAGGTATGTTTATCTCCTTCCGACTTCCTCTTACTTGCTGGCTTGCTGGCAAATCTGCAAATTTCAACGGCTGCCCTCCTGCATTACGTGCCATATCGTACACGTCTTTAGGCATAACAGAACTGAATATTCCGGATTCCGCTATTGCTCCAGGCGTAGCATGTCTGAACGGTATTGTCAGATACCATCCTAAACCGTCCTTCTTTATCTTTGCCTTGTCCGAACGCTGGAATCCTATCTTCTCGTCAAACGGTGTCGCACCCTCTTCCAGCATCATAGGAAGAGGTCCTGCCGCCCTTGCAGACAACACGAATTCTACAGATGTGGCAGAAGTCCGGTCTACCTGCATGGCAGACCGATATATCCCCCGTGTCTGGTGCAGTTCGGAATCCACAAGTGCATTCCATCTTCGCATATATTCCTTTACTACATCGTCAACAAGACGTGTTCCAAGGAATTCCGCTTCTTGTGGCGTCAATGCGAATTCCGCTACCGTTTCCGATATGTCAACATATAGAGGCAACACCTTATTCTTCCGTTATGTATCTTATATCACACCCGAACTTTGCAAACAATATCTCTATAAACTCACTGTCCGTTCCAGACAGACTTTTCCGGCTCAGTGTTACTACCGTTCCTATCTTATAGGATATCACGTCGTCCAACAACTTGTTGAACCCTTTTCTTTGCGCCAATGTAACGTTAAACGTTACATCCTTATATACATCTTTGGCGTGCAGTCCGTTTTCCCTGCAATACCTTTCCAATGCTTCTATATGCTTGTTAAGGTTATGTTTATTCATAACCCTTGCATATATTACATTCTTTCTTTGTCCTTTAGATGCAATCGCATATACCGATTCGTCGTCGTAATCTATCCATTGTGTAGCGGAATTGTGGGTCTTTATCCTTCCTTCCTTTACATAATTGGATAATGTTGCCCGGCTTATACCCAGGACTTCCAAAACTTTCTTTGCTCTCATATACAAAATGTTTAAAAGTGTACAAAACTAAACATTTTCTTTCAAAGATGCAAATTATACGTCTTCATTATATATCACACCGCTACCATCAAAATTAGGTTTCTCCATCGCTATAAGATGACTTCTTCTTACAATAGCTTGAACCGGAAGCTCTATCTTATTGAGTTGTCCGCTTTTCTTGTCGGTTGCCCACGAAGCACGTATCTCATGTGGCAAGTCTATAACATGGTATTCCGGATTATGCTTGTAATATACCGATACAAAGCCGTTTTCGGGCAAAGCGTCTATATCCATGTCCAGTATGATACAATAGGGATTAACGTCGCTTATATGTCCCTTGTCCGTCTTTATGAGAGGCTTGTTTGAAGCCTCGAACAGATACATAGCCAATACTTGTACTGGCTTGTATGTAGTGAACACAAACGGCTGTCCCATATCATCGTATCTTATAGGAAGATTTTCAGAAAAATACGATATTTCATTTCTGAAAGATATTCTGTCATAATAGGATAAATTCGCCTTGTTTATATCCCTCACTGTTACCGCCATTGTACCTAAAAGCTCCTGGCTCCATGACTTGTATTTATCGGTGAAATTAATTCCCGTTATAAGCGCCTTTGTGTGTATCGCATTCACGTAGAAATATCCCGTACCGAAACAGTTCTGACAGTCCGGCAATGCAGATTCTTTCCCATGACACGGACAACGCAAAGCACGCATTATCTCCACGTCGTAACCTTTGGCTTGTATCGCCTTGTCAAATTCCGACTTGAAAAATTCCGGTCGGAAATTACTCAATCCGGAAGACGGGGACTGTAATATGTTTCTTGTTTCTCCCATAACTTAGAATACTGCAAATTTAACCTCGTCGTACACTAACTTCAACCTTCCTACTGTTTCCTTTATCTCTTTCAGATATTCCAATATACGGGCCGAATATCCCGAAGATGTAGCAGAAGCTGTAGTATTTATACTTTGACTTAATCCGTCTATGCTTAAAGACTGTCCGGAAACACCTGCAATACCAAGAATCAAGTCACCAGCAATCCCCAAAGGTGATAAAGATGCAAGTTTTCCCAACAGATTAATCAAGTCCATAGGCATTTGGTCCACGTCCCATCCGGTTATGTACTGCACCCTCCAATAATCCGGTATATACTGGAAACGCTGCATACCAATCTGAGACGTTATACCTGTCAATATTATTTCCGCGTTTCCCTGTGTAGTGGAAGACCCGGTAGGAACAACACTCAATCTTCTCTTCCCTTGTCCCATACCGCTATCATATTGACATGATAGCCATCCTTGGGGGTATATAATCTGTTCTATCTTATTGAGCATCCCAATCATGCTTAACGGCTTCCTTACCGGATAAGACGGAAACAATATAGGGAATTGCTGCCAATAATCCTTCTGATAATAAGTCAAAGACTGGTCAATTAACTGTTTACAGAATTTCAAGTTGAACCAGTTTTCAACCTCTCTTTGTGCTGATTCTATATAGAAACGCATGGATTCGTCCGTAAATGATGCTCCCTGCCCTCCATCAATGGTTATCCCATATAGGTATGTCTGCCATATCTCGGCTACAGACAACACAAGTCCGGAATTTTTCTTGTATTTTATCGTAAAAGTTAATTGACCCATCCTTGTAAAGTATTTTTATTTAGACAAAATCATATCTATAATTTCCTCTTTCTTTTTGCCTTTAAGGTCTTCTTCTTTAAAAGAGCCTCCGTCTTCTGTCATTGCAAGTTCTTTCAATTCGTCAACCTTCATTTTCTTAAGAGCCGTCTTTACCTCATCGTCCTCTTCTTCCTTGATAGAAACTTCCTGCTTTGTTTCCAGTTCGGGGACTACTGCCTGCGTCTCCTTGTTTCCTGCCTTCAAGTCCTCGACGCATTTCTTCCATACTTCAATTTCCTTTTCTTTCTTGGAAATTTCAACCTTCTGCGCCTCGACGATATTCTTAAGACGTTTTATTTCCTCTTCATATTCCTTGTTCCCTTCTTTCACTTCCGAACGAAGTTTTTCTTCAAGGCGTGTTTTGAATTCCGGTTCCTCACCTTCCTTGTAAATATCGGGAAGTTTACGACTTACTATTTCCTGGTAGAGTTCTTCCGAAACTTCCGCTCTACCACCCACAAACTGTACCGGACCACCATTAAGCATAATTTTATGGTTGTTATACACCCGGCTTTTTACAACTACTTTTTCCATAATATGAATTTTTAAACAAAAAGGGAAGGAGTTCAATTACTCCCTCCCTTTCACTTTTCACTTTTTAAACTTATAAATCTATATCAAGCTAATTACAAGCCTTCTTCACCAATGTTAACAATACGTACAATCTTTGCAGGCTGATACAATACCGGGGTACCGTAGTTCAGAATTGCAAAGCGCTTGCTTGGAGATGTAACAGCGAAGTCCATCTTCATAGTATCAGCAAACTGCAAGTATTCGTTAATCTGACTGTCATTGTAATATACCAAAGCAGACTTAGTACCTGCAATGATACGGTTGCGGTCACGTACGCAATTTGCAGCGGCACCATCGTAACCTGTTGCCATCTGAGAAGCCGGAACCTCAAAGATAGGGAAGTATTCAGTATTTGCGTTCAAAACCGCATTCTTCTTGGTACGATATACCACGAAGCAAGTAGCAGGGAATGCACCACCTACGCCAGCAGTAAATCCAAATTCTACTGATTCAGAAGCGGCTACAACCTGGGCGCCAGCAGTTGTGATATTCAGAGGTGCGGATTCACCATAACGATTCTTTGCTGTTACCAAGTAGCCATAAGAACCTGCATGGTTGCCGAAATTAGTCTTGGTATCGGCTGCATTAACCTTAATGGCAGTACCAACAACCGGAGTAACCGGAGCTTTAGCACTTGTGGCGCCCTTGCCTACCATAATAGGCTTGCGTTCGTCGAAGAAACGGTCATTCTTGATGTTAATCTTACCGAACTGAGTTGTAACGTCGTTTACAGACTGTCCCATTGTTGCACCAGTTACAGAGGCAGCAAGACCTACAATAACTCGCTTGCTTTCGTGGAACATCTTAACGTAGTTGTTGAACACAATCGGGTTAGAAATGATACGGTCGATATAACCGTTATAAACGTTCACTACAACGTTTGCAGCGTCTTGAATCAAATTGTCATTCAACACAGAACCTTGTGCGTCGATAACTGCCGGGCTGTTGAAATAACCGTCTAACAGTTGTTCAGAAGTCTTACCTTCTGCCGTGCCACCGTCCATTTCGTTGATACCCAACATGTGTTGACGGAAAACACCGTCGAACTGATCGGCTACACAAGAAGAATCAGCGTCAACAAGACGTGTGTCAATAATGGTACTCAGAAGGATAGTCTTATTCTCGACTTCTTTCTGATACATGTCCATATTGCCAGCCAATTTAACCAACATTCCCGGATGTGTAACCTGTCCGGAAACACCCATGAACTTGGTTACGATTGATTTACGTCTGTATTGAGAATCGGTTTCCTGCGGAGTTTCACCTTCTGCATTGAAAATACCGACTTCCTCACCATACTTGTACAACTGGTTGTACTGGTGTACAGTGTTGTCAATCTTATGTTTAGGCATTTCCATGTAATAAACCAACTGGTTCATACGGTTGCCCAGAATCTTCAAGACTGAATCCAGGGATTCAACTTTCAAACCACCACCATTGTTGATTTCGTTGTTATACTGCATTCCGGTCTTAAGACCTGCTTCCATCGCTTTCAAGATTTCTGCCGAATCCATGCCGCCCAGTACATCGCCAGTACCGTTTTGATTGCTATAATTATACAAATCCATATTCTTTTTATTTAATAGAGTTTATTTCACGAATTTTACACCATTCTTTTCGTACATGTAACGTGCAAGATTTTCACCCACTGTTTCAGCGTCCGGATTGATAAGGTATGCAAGTGCATCACTTTCCAGTGACTTAGCGATATCTTCCGGTGCTTCTTCCAAAGACTTTTCAATAAGCTTTACGGCCATAGGTCTGTCTTTCACTACATTAACTTCGTATTTACCTGCTTCGTCCTTTCTTTCCTCGAAAGATTTCTGAATAGCTGTCATATTGTTAAGTCCTTCTGAACGGAACATAGGAGTAACTCCAGACATTTTGTCCAACTTGTCGTTGATACCGTCCACTGTTTCCTGGAACTTGTCAATAGACTTTTGGAAATTCTCCATCAGAGGTGCAAATACAGAACCCAAAGATTTCATGATGTCTTCCTTGTCGGATTTCTCCACTTTTTCGCCTTCTGCATCCTTATCCTTGGCGGTATTCTTTTCGTCTTCCTTCACCTTTTCTTCGTCCTTAACGGCTTCCTTTTCCAGCTTATTGATATCCTTTTCCTCTTTGGTTTCGGATTCATGGTCTCCTGCTGCTGCTCCGTTTTCAGACTTTTCGATTTTCACGTTCGCCATAATGTACTCGTCAGAAAATCCCATAGACTTCATCAGAGATACGATAGGGTCGTTCAAATATTTTTCGTCCATCTTTATTAAACTTTTAATTGTGTACAAACTTATTTATTAACAGTTCTCAAATAGTCCTTTATAACATTCAATCCTACATTACCGTTCAGATAATAATTATAAAGCTCTTGAAATCTTTCGTCTCTTTCCACTATGATAGGGTTAATGGTTACATTGAAAGATTTGTCTATTTTTATATTATATCCGTCCTTCTGTAGCTCTACAAGAACGTTATTGGAACCGTTGTTAATTTCTTCTTTATTGCTCTCCACGAAATCTACTGTCTGCACGCCCTTTACTATATCGGCAAACGAATTTGCATTTACGGGTGTCATTGTCATTGCTACGTTTGTGATAAGCGCTTTCGTTACCTTTTTAGGGTTGTTCTTGTCTCTTTCAAGCACTCTTCCTTCAACGGAGAAACCAGGTTTCCGGTCTGTACCACTTGCAAGCATTTCCAGTGCCTTGTCATAAAAGGCTCTTGCTTCCGGAGATTTTTTCCACAACTGACAACGTACATAAAACTTGTTATTCTTTACATAAGCATCCAGTGGGTGCCCTATCCAGAACCTTGATTTATTGATAGGGCTTCGTGATGGCAAATGGTCTAAATTGATTAGACCGTGTTTTAAAAAGCGGTCTATTACAAATCCGTTGGGATTCATAGATTCATCCTCCGAATCTATGGAAGAATCGGATGCCAAACCTTCAAAAATCATTTTTTCGTATCTTCTATCATCACCTACCGCGTAATCCATAGGGTTGAAATCTGATTTTTCAAAGTTTGCTTCTGTGAAAAAATTAAATTTTGAATCTACTTCAAACATCTTTTAATAATCTGAAATACAACGGATTAAAATAAACATCTTTATGTAAATATCTTATAATCAGTTGTTTACACTGAATAAAAATTTATTTACGTATTTACCGATTCAAATGTATGAATTATTATGCAAATAGACAAACTTTATGCAAAAATTATTCACTCCTTGCTTTTTAGGTAATTATCTACGAACTTATCAGAAGGCTTGGTGTAGTTCTTTTTGCCTTCCGGTACCGGGTATGCCCATTCATAGAAATACTTCTTTCTGTCGCCTTCTCCCAGTTCTCCGATTACCGTAAAGCCCTTTGCCCTTCCGTTACTTCTTTCTTGTACAATCTTCTCGAACTCTTCTGGTGGTGTGGTTGAATTTTCCTGCTTGAATATATGGTTGCTCAATTCTTCCATCACCTTATCCCTTCTCTCCTTCTTACTTTCTTTTTCTTTCGCCTCTTTCTCCTTTTGTTCTTGTATCTTCTTTTCCCTTTCTTCGGACATCTTTTTATATACACCGCTTTTGTGTAAACTTTGGTCGAACATATTGTCTACGATATCTCCCAATATCCCAAACTCCGATTCTTCTATTCCGATACTGTTAACAGCATCCTCAATAAACTTTGTATGCTTGGAAGGTATATATCTTTCATTATAGAATCTCTCCAATAGGGTTTCATCCTCCAGCATCTTCTTTAACTTCTCGTTCTTGTGGACTTCCCCGTTTATCTTTTCAGCGTCTTTGATGATATTCTGTATATCCTTGGAAGTGAACCCGTATGCCGTATCTATATCAACGCTAAACCCGTCATTTGAATCGTAGAGCTGGATATCTATACCTCCCTTATCGTTTGCATTCGCTTTGGTATGATTGGAAACACGTATCTCATAGCTTCCTTTCCCTGTCTCAAATTTAAAATAGCTGCTCGCAGTTGTTTTCGCCTTATTGTAATCGTAGTCTATATTATTCTTGTTCAGCCATGCTTTTAACCCTTTAGTAACTGCTGCCGGGTTCGTTCCGGTCTTCTCTATGGACTTGTCACCGCTTCTGTTAATGACCTGGTTTGTCGATTCTCTTTCCTTCTCGGTGTATATGTATCGAAAACCGCCTTTTCCGTCCGGCTCCTTCCGTACATACTTGTGCGACACTGCCTTTTCCAGCTTATCACACAACATGCTTTTCAATATATCTCTTTTCATACTCTTTCCTTAATAAAAAAGAAGGGGTGATTACACCCCTCCCCAACAATTAATGTAATTGTAAACGATACTTCGTCTGTTTGAGTGTTGCCATGAAGTCTTCTACCCACGACTTTTCCCCGACATATTCGGGGTTATTGTCAAGCTTGGAATAGAATTCCTTTGTACGGTCTATAATGAGGTCCACCAATTCTATAGGGTCGTTCACCTCTATTTCTTCACCGTTTATCTCCCCGTCCTTGAAACGGCCGAAACCGCTTTGTCCGGCTTCCATTATCTTATCTTCATAGTCGGAAAGCTCCTCTAACAAATCGTCCAGATACTTGTGCTTGGCATTGTCTTCCTCTTTCCAATGCACATTTTTTGAACGCGTCTTAACGCCTTCCAGGAAATTAGCGAAATCGGCAAACACCGTATACATCCCGTCCTCCTTCTTTGCCTTTTCCAGTACATCAACTTTCACCTTCCCCTCTTGAATCATTTCGGAGATAACACTTTTGAATATCATCGCGTCTTCTACAGAAGAAAACTTCATGGAAACCGTCAGTCCGTCTTCCGACTTCTCTATTTCCTCGCTGTTCGCTTCTTCGTTCGTAGTTTCCGTTTCCTCGTTCTTTGCTATTCCGTCACCTTCCGGGCCTTTTGGCTTGTCGTCCAAATCTTCCTTGCAAATAGCATTCGCATCGTTACAGTCCATCGTCTTTTCAACTTCCTTACTTTTCCATTCTTCCGGCAATTCGCTTTCAAGACCCAGCTCTTTAGCGCGTTTCTTAATCCATGCCTGCACCTTTTCTTTCGGCATATCAGAAGCACCGGACAACTTGATAGCGTCCTTCAAATCCTGGCTGTTTCTGATAGGATATTTCCCGTTCGGCATTGCCTCGCCTTTCTTTGCAAGGTCCTTTCTTTCACTGTGTGAAAAATCGGTCTTGTTGTTCGCTTTCCGTATCTCTTTAGGATATTTCCCACACACGGACTTTACCACATCTTCCGTTACTTTTCCTTCCTGGAAAGCCTTCATCACGATTTCTACCGGGCTGGGTTTCACTTCCAGACCCAAAATCTTCTTGATATTGTCTTTCATGTCAAAGATGAAATCGTAGTCTTCCAGTTCAGTAACCGGGTCAATCCACATACTGCCGATTTCTTCCTCACCGTCAACCACCACGAAAGCCGGGGATTCATCATCAACGTGCCCCATAAAATAATGAATTTCCGCATTCTTCGTTTTGGCTACACCGACCTCCATAAGAGTGTCTTCCGGAACGTCTATTCCGGTCTCCTCGAAAAGTTCTCTTTGTGCGGCTGTACGGAAATCTTCTCCCTCGTCCACATGTCCCCCCGGTATACACCAATCGGGTGTATAGTTCATGTGTTCCCCTGCTCTCTGTAGGATAAGCAACTTACCGCCTCTGAACAAAAGCACGTCCGCATACTTTACTACCCCGGTCTTTGCCTTCATGATATCATCGTATGCACTTTTGGAAAGCTTCTTGCTTTTCCATGCTTTCTTTGCTACATGAACCGCATATACATCCGCAATGGCTTCCGCTATATCTTCGTCTTTCTGGAAGGCGGCAATAGCCTTGAAAACCTTGTCCCTGTCTTTCTGCAATTGTGCAACCCGTGAAGTATGCTCCTTCAAGAACTCGTTGTATTTCTCTTCCGAAATCTCTCTTTCGTCCTTGTCAAGCAGGGAGAAGCTTTTCAATACCTGGCTTCTTTCGGCAAATTCGTTTGCAAGCTCTTCTGTTCTTGCTTCTATCTTCTCGGAGCGTCTCAGCAACTCCCTGTATTCAGACACCTTTTGTTCTGCTGTCTGTAAATGAAATAATTTCTTTAAATTCATAGCTACAAATTTTTCTGCTAAAATACGAATTTTGCACAATCTATCCAAAAATACAGACATTATCAATATAATAGGAAGTGTTTTTCTTCAATTCGGGCTTATAAAAATACCTGTTAAGTGTCTCCACCTTTTCTATCCGGTCAATCCTACCCCTCTTGTTCCCATACAGAACAATTCTGTCGGAAATGTTCAATTCCTTTACTTTTACCGGAACAAGATAGTTCTTTCCATACGTCCATACCATTTGTTCGCCCGAAATCCTGTTAAGAACACCTTCCTTACCTGCATTAAAATAGATGTTATACACTGATTCTTGCGGTTTCATTTCGCGTACATGCAAGCCTTCCACAAGCGTATAGGAATGTCTTGTCTTCACGGCTTCATTAATCCTTATATCCTTTAGGAACTTTTCGCCTTCAAGCGTCCTTATCTCCACAAACCCGGTATTGAACCCTCCTTTTTCCATAATCAATGCTCTGTTTTCAAAAACAAACCTTCTTTTGTTATAAGCGCATATTCCGGCCCAGCCTGTATGTTGTACAGTTTTCCTTCATACAAGGACAAGCCTCTTTCCATTATCTTTATCGCTCCTGCACCCATGTGCATGTATTCTGGATTGTCATTATAGAACTTTACGTATTCCTCCACATCCCCCTGTTCTATCTCTTTATCGGGACTTCTTCGACTGCTTCCTCTGTTTACTCCGAAACAGTCTTCATCAGTCCATTCATCAAACGTCTTTTCATCAACAAGCGGTATCGTCACTTGATGCGGCATAGTGAACGAGAGATGTTTTGCGTCTTCACATACGGAGATTACTATCCCCTTTTCCAATACAACGTTTTCCATCTCCCCTTTGAAATTGGTGCACTCCACTCCCTTCTTGAATAGGTTCGTATCATTCATCATACAATAGAGTAATACATACTCGTCTTCCTTTATCTGGTCCAAACGTACCGGGATAACCTCCCAATTATACACGTCTACCTCTTCCGCGCTTTCCTTGACACGTTCCTTTGTTACCCTTGTCTTCCGTAGGGTCAACACTTCCACATCTCCCTTATATCCGAACATCATACCTCAAACATTTTGTCTCCAACATATATTTTTACTTTACTCTTTCTCTCTACCTGTCTCTTGTATGGTTCTTTAGGCGGTTCAAACGAATGCGTCTCGTCATTCCAAACCATACCTTTAGGTACCTCCTTAAGGTCACAACGACAGAATGGGTGAACACTATTTAACACTGGTTTCCAATCTTTAACTTTCCTCCCTATATTGTCCCCGTTGTTTATAAGGTCTATAAGCTTGAATATCCTCGGTTTACTTCCTATCCCTGCCGTGGTGTAAAACTTTATACAGTGCTGGCACGCTCCACTGAATACCTCTTTATATACAAGCGCGTCCGCTCCCTGTTCCTTCATTATCTGCTGGGCTACCCCAGTCTGATAGATGTTCTGCATCTCGGTTTCCACTATACGCCCCCAATCACGGTTCCAGTCTTCCAAGGAATGCCCTATATTACTGACAATATTCTGCACGGACTTCTTTTTCAGAACGCCTTCTATCATTTCCTTCTTTATCGTTCCAAGCTCCAATTGTCTTTGCTGTTCCACAAGAACTTTCACCTCTTCTTCCGATACGGCATTAGACATTATCGTTTTGGCCCGTTCTCCCATCGTCTTTATATAGGAATATGTGCGTGTTGCTGCCGCATAATACACTTCCTTTTCCAGGGGTGTAAGAACCGCCCATTGATGGCGGTCTATATACTTTGTGAAATCGTCAAAATTGAGTGTTGATAATTGTGCTGGCGTGAGTTGCGCACTCAATCTCCCAAACAGATAGGATTGGAAATAGGGTGGTAACTTTTCTATCTCCCTACTCCATTTATAGCCATACCGTCTTAACAAAGACTTGTCTTCCGGTGTCAACAGTTCATCTCCCATTACATCGGCTACAATCCTTGCAAGACGGTAGTCTATTATATCATACAGTTTTTGTATCTCTTCCGGTGTGAATATCATTTTTCAACCGTTTTTATCATTTCTTTTATAAGCTCCTTTATCATCGCGTCCGATTGTGTAGCGAACATGGTCTGTGCAAGCCCTTCATAACCGCATTGTATTTTCGGGTATCTAATAGGGTCTTTCACGTGTCTTTTCACTCCAATAAGACGCGATACCAAAGGAGTTCTTATACCATCAACTTTCTTTTCCGACATTCTTCTTTTCCTTTATCTTATAACCGTCGTAAAGGTCTTCGTTAAAAATAGACATATCTGGTTTCGGAAAGTAAGGATTATACGGAGCGTTTCTATGAAATTCCCTTCCTTCTGGTCCTAAAGCTGCAACCTCTTCCATAGTCCATTTCCCTCCTATACTATTATCTTCAATCTCGAACCACTCATCAGCCGTCATATCAATTCCGTACTTTTTCTTTGCCATAATTTTACTCCTTTCTTTAAGTTTCTATACAAATATACAAAACTGTTCAGAATTGAACAAATTTATAAGTCTATTTTTTTAAGAAACCTATCAAGTTCTTTTTGATTTAACACTTTATTATCATAAATCACTCCATTATCGGAATTTCCGTCATACAATTTAACAGACTTGAACTTATCTTTCAATGGAGTTTCTATAACTTTCTTGAAAGAAGCGGACGCGCCTTTATGTCCTTTTCTCGCTATTTCTGTAGGAACATATCGTTTCGTTCTCTCAAAACGTTTCTGTATTCTGTCCAAAGCCGTATCAAAATCGGTCGCCACTCCTACCAAATGGACATCATAACCCTGTGCCTTCAAATCATCAACCAATTTTTCAAGTTTTTCTGGATTTCCGAAAACAGCGTCTTTTACAAACGAAGACTTGGATGTTATATATTCGTTATCTATTTTCTTACCAATATCCGATACTTCCTCATGCACATAAGAAGCTGCTTTCTTCGGGTCTATATCCTTCACCCTTTCATAATCCGGTATCATATCGCGCATATCATCCACGTCAATAACGGGTAACTTGTCTATAGAAGGGTCTTTCTCCTTCATCTTCTTAAGATAATACCCTTTACCCGAACCACCACCACCAAGCATTAAGTAAGCACGCGGTTTTGTCTCAAATAGCATTTTCTTCCGATATTCGGACTTTATTTTATTATGTACTTTAATCTGTCTGTCTCGCTTCCACGCACTACCTTCTTTATAAAGGTCTTCCGTTGTCTTGGTTAAATCGGCTTTCTCTTCCTCCGTAGCCTTTCTTTTCTTATATGGCAGTCCAACAATGCCAAGCTTCCGGTTTACCGCGTTGTTCACATATACGCCTTGTTGTGCCTTCGCAATCTCCAGAAGACCGTCATACATCTCTGGTCTTCCCAGGCTCTTTTCCAAAAGAGCCTTGTTTATATATCTTTCTAACTTTAAATCATCGAAAGTTTCCATAATTTCTTATTTGTAAAGATTTTTTAAATAATAGTCAACTGCTGGTTTCATTATAGGATTGTCGTTAAACGACTTGTATTGTGCGAACGGGTCTTCCTCGTCCTCCGGTACACCTTCCGGCTGTTGTCCCGGCTGTGAAGCTCCGAACATCTTGTTTTGTTCTTCTGCCTGCTTCATCCCCTGGTATACCTGGTTAAGAATGATGTCCTTTTCGGGGTCAAAGTCACGTCCGTTGTACTTCTTGAATATGTCCTGCATAGAAACCATTCCGCTACTCAATTTTTCAGAATCCAGTTTTACCTGTGCTTCCTCGTCTTCCACCTCTATTCCGGTAAATGCAAACTCGTAGTTTTCATCCAGCTCACTCACAATATACTTTGTAATGACACCCTGCAAGAATATCAATAGAGGCTTCAATCCTTTTTCCCGGCTGTGCTTCAATCTTTCGCGCTGCCCGTCCTGTCCGAATATCTGCTGACTTTCCTTGAAATTGAATCCAAGTTCGGACGGGTCTATACGGTATACGGAACATGTCATTATAATAAGAAACTTTATCCATTCGTTAAATTCCATATCACGATTGCTAAGTTTCTGTAAATCAACCCATTCCAAATCAATACCGTTTATGACTGGGGTGCGGTGCGAATTCTGGTATCCTGCCATCGTCTGTGTCCATGCCTGCCTAAACTCCTGCAATGTGCTGTTTGATATGTTGGGGTTCTTTATATTTATGAACCCTTTAGGTTGTGAACCCTGGCAGTTATGGACTGCTGTATAGTTGGCAAGAAATATATGCTTATCATTGAATACCTCTATATCGTAAAGTTGTTCCTTCTCCTTTACAAGTCTGGAATTGTCCGTTACTTTATAGAAATGATAATTTAATATTTCCGGCACATTACATCCTGCCTCGGTCAAAACTCTTATTAATTTACCTCTACTTATCCTTCCACCATTTTTTACATGATGTTTTGAGAAAGATATTCTACCCCCTCTGTTATTTTCCAGTATATCCAAAGCCAAAGAATTAGGTACCAAATCCCATTTGTCCTTTGTCCTTTCTCCTCTTGATATACCTTCATTTTTATAGTCTTGCAAATAACCTATTTTATCAACAAAAGACATTACATCTTGAATAACAAGTGTTACTGGGTCATTATATCTGCTTTTACTTCTATTGCACTCTCTCGCAGCAACCCCAACGCTTAATAATAATTGTAATATATCTTGCCTCAAATCGTTGTTCACACAACAAATGGTAGGAGTTTTATACCCCATTATGTTTGCCGAAGTATGTCCATCTGCCGAAAACAGTCCTCTCAAAAACGCGCATCTCAACTCTTCCGGCAAGTTAAATACAGAAACGGGTATCTTTTTATCTCTTGTATATCCGAATCCTATACTTATAAGCCAGTCAATAAAACATGTATCATATATGAATATATACGGATATCCATATTCCCCGTCACTTCTTTGTGTGGAAGGATTGCCTTTCTTTATACGATAATTTATTCCGTATTTATCCAACACTTTAGAGAAATCACCAAAAAGTTTTTTATCTTTTGTATGGTGTGGGAAAATTTCAAGTATATGTTCCAACCAGGTACCATCCCCTAAAGCAAAACCAATCATTTCCCAAAAATACTTATCTTTCACCATCTCCAAAGAAGGGGTAAAAGTTTTTTCTTTTTTAAGAACAGCTTCCTTTGTTGGGTTAGTAAATTCTCTAAAATATTCTCTTCCTATGAAATAATCCTCCTCATGAAAATCTCCATAAGTATTTATATCCACCAAACAATAATCGTCTGTAGTCAAATCCTTTTGTTTTTTCCATTTAGGAGACTTATCTTTATCCGTTATAGTCAAGAATCTGTGTTCTCGGCTTGTTCTTATCTTTAAGCCGTTATACAGTCTTGTTTCGTACAAATCATCTATTCTTGTCTTGTATGCGGATGCCTTGCAGTATTCCACACCGTCAAAAATTTCAAATTCTGTACCTACCAAATCTTTTATTCTTCTTAAACCCTTATTCGTCGTAACGAGTGTTTCTGGTGAAACACAAAAGAAATTCGCATTATAAGAAAAGCCCCACAATATCCAGGTTATGATATTCACCAACGTTTCCAATTCCGATACCCCATATCCGTTTCTTCTTACATCAGATGTCTTGTTTCTGATACCAAAACCAAGCTCCCACGGGTAATACAATATCGGTTCCTTCGTTATAGGGTTATGAAGAATCATTTCATCCCACACCATGCAGTAACGCGGCAAATGCCCCTTGAATCTGTACTGCTCGAAACCTTCCCTTTGTCTGGGGTCTACGCTGTCAAGAAAACGTATCAGAGAAGCATCCACAGCGCGGAACTTCTGCAATTCCCACATTCTGTTGCGGACCATTTCAAAGGCCAACTGGTCTAATGTGAGACTGTCCGACATTATTTTACTTACAAATTCCTGCAAGCTGTCTACATTGTCCCATTTGTCCGTCCATCCTCCCTTTTCCAGGAAATCAACTATCTTTGAAATCTTTTTCTTGTCCTCGTTTGTCAATTTCTCATCCCCGGTAGAAAAAAGGCTCTTCTTTTTTCTGATTGTGAAGCCTTCCTTTTGCTCGTCTTCCGAAAAATCCATAAAGTTCATTATCTGTTCCACGCGTGTAGACACGATACTTTTCACTATATGAATGTCCCCCATCCGGCGCAATACGGAAAAGGACAGAACCCCTTTAGAATCCTTGAATCCTCTTCCGTTACCGGATATGTCGTTAGGGTCAAAGAAAACAGACTGAATTTTTGTAGGCTGTCTATTGATTTCTCCCAGATACAAATTAGCCTTCATTATCTCCCCTGCATCGTTTGAGTTTAACGCAGCCTGCAATTTGCTTTGGAATGCCATAGGTGCAGCCTTTTGCAGCATGTCTATCTCTTCAATGGACAAACTCGAAAGACTTGCAACCAAATCCGGCTTTTCCGCTTTTTGTATTATCTTTCCTTTTCTCTTTCCCATTGTAAACAATTTTTATTCTCCAGCCAATTGTGTAAGGTTTACCGTCGCTTTCTTTCCTCCTTCTACTGCCGTAACAACTGCCGTTCCGGTACGCTGTGCGCCAGTATTTGCATCCGCCACTACAGAATATTCAGTAGAACCCTTGGTAAATCCCGTACCACTCACTACAGTAGTGTAGTCAACCGTCATAGGTGAACCGTCATTCTTCCCATTCACTTTCTTCTGCTTCTTGCTTGAAACACCGAATATCTTTGTTTCTCCTGCTGCTGCAAATGAAAGTGTTGTCGGGTCTGTAGTCAATGTATATTCATAGGTAACTGTCGCTGCAAGCTGTGTTAACGTAACCTTTACCGTCTTGTTACTTCCAGTCTGTGTAATGGTAATAGAACCGTTATTAGCTGTTTCTGCCTTGTTCTCTGCTGCCACTATGCTATAATTCTCTCCATTGGTGGTTTCTGATGAAGTCTCGCTAAATCCGGTTCCGGTAATTTGTGCAGTCGTATCTACCTTCTCGACATCACCAGACGGTTTACCGTTAACTTTTTTCTGTCTTGTTGAAACAACTTGTAAACTCTTCGTTTCTCCAAGCGCTACAAACTGTATGGTCTGTGAGTTGGCTGTAAGTGCATAGTCATACGTCACCGTAGCCGCATTCTGTGTCAAGTTCATCTGTACGGTCTTTCCGCCTTCCTGTGAAATGGTTGCCTTTCCTGTTCTCTGTGAGGTCCCGGTATTCTCCTCGGCTTTCAGATTGTAGTTGTTTCCGCTCACTTCATAGCTGAATCCCACACCTGCAAGCTCTATGTCCGTAGGATAGCTTTCTGCCTGCTGTTTTACCCCGTTCAGAACTTTTGTTCTTGTAGAAGTCACGGTAACCAGCTTTTCACCTCCTGCACCGTCGAACGTTACCGCTGTCGGGTCTACTGTAAGCGCATATTCGTAGGTTACAGTAGATGCAGCCTGGTTGCATGTAATCTGCAATGTCTTTCCGCTTTCATTCTGTTTAACCGTCACAACTGCCTTTCTTGTCGTGTTGTTGGGGTTCTCGTCAACCGTTACTTGTCCTCCACCGTCAACCTTGAATCCGGTTCCAGATATTGAGAATGTTACCGGGACACCTTCTGGGTGTCCTACTGGTTGTCCATTCTTGAAAGTCTGCTTTGAAGACGTCACTACGCACATATCATCACCTCCCTTTGCAGGGAAATTGAGTGTAGGTTCTTTAGTCTCCAATACGTATTCCACAACTTCCTGCACGTCCGACAATACCGCGCCTTCTTCTCCGAATCCTTCCGGATATGAGATAAGCTTAACAAGCGCCTTAAACGCCCATTCCTTGAACTGTCCGATATTATAGGTGTGTCCGGGTTCAATCACGATACCCAGCCCCTTATAATATTCCACATCACCATAAAGGCTTTCTGTAACGAAAACCTTCATCTGACCGTCGATTCCGTCGGTTACGACGGTCATTTGGTGAACATTGTCCTCTGTTGTAAACAATAACCGTAACATATCCTTATGCGTTTTGTGCCACAAGTTCTTCGCGCCACGTATTGTTGTCGGTCATTACAACTACATTCAAATCCTCCTTTGCATCCAGACCAAGGTCAGTCAACGTGAACGCCATAGGTTTACCGGACATAACTTTTGTAGAGAGGGTTTTGCGGTCTCCTCTGATTACACCGAATCTTTCTGCGCTCTCATTCAGATTCACGCTATTAGGGAAATAAATGTCGACATCCTTCTTTGCCGGAACACTTGTTTTAATGGTGATTACACACGCATCTGCATCGTTCCATTCTGCCGTTACCGCAACGATTTCATTCAATCCCTGGGGGTCGATAATTAATTCCAAACCCTTTTCTTCTGCAAATGCTACAAGTTCCTCGTGCATCACGGCTTCACCTACATTCCATTTGAAACCAAGCTTCAAAAGCTCTGCACCGCCTTCCGGGTCCGTCACGTTTCCTTTAGGGGTAATTCCGCGCGGTGATTCGGTAATGAATACTTTCTTCTGGTCGCAACTTCCGTCCGTTACCAATGTCACATCAATATTCTTGTCTTCGTCCAAAAATCTATACAGTCTCATAATCTTTTCTATTTTTAATTGTTAATTACTTACATTCAAATACAATTTCCTGTTCCACGGAACCGTCAGCATCCAGTACGTAAACCTGGTAAATGCCTTTCAAGTCCACTTTCTGTACGCCCAAATCCTTCTGACACTCGAAACCCAGATATTCGTTCTTCTCCTTCATTGTCAGAATCTTCTTGTCAACAGATACGGTGCCGATAGTTTCTGGAATGTTGGTGAACTCGCAGAACTTGTTATTATGCTTAATACAAATCTGAGTACCTTCCGATACCTTTGCTTTGAAGTTCATCCATAACCAAGGAAGACCGCCTGCATATTCAGCCTGCCACGGATATTCCGTCAGATAGGATTCGGGGAGAATACTGTTATAGTCCTCCTCACTGTTGATAATTCCACTATTAGGGTCCATCTTAATAGGCAAGGAATAGGGCTGAATTGCTTCTATCTCCTGCTGCAAAGCCTCGAAATTGCCTTGCAATCCCTGTGCAACCTGTGCCCCGGTATCACCGTCCTGTATTTGATAAAAACTGCTTTTTTTCATAATCTCTAAAATTTAAACTTTAAATCATTATACCATACGAAATTATCATGCCAAATATTGTCTGTAGAGAAAATGAGCTGTCCCATTCTCCAAACTCCGTCTTTCATCCATTTGCCGAAGTTGTCCCAAACTCCTTTGGTAAGTACCCATACTGCCGGAATACTGAACTTCCCTCCGGAAATCCAATAATTGCGCATGTTCCATCTATCGTTGTCCAGTACCCATACCTTCTTCACCTTTGGCGGCATTGTTTGTGAAGTACCGCCCGAACCTCCTCCAAGGTATGTGCCCGGGTTTTCTTCCGTTCCGACCCTTGAATAGGTTCCGGGCAAATAATCGCCTTGTGCCATAGTCATTCTCCTTTCATTTCCTTTATCGTCTCCGGTTTCTTGTCTCCGAATTCGTCGAAATCAGACAGATATTTCCTTATTCTCTGAGGTACCAAAGTGGGGCTTACCTTTGCCGCGTTCTCCACGATTGAGATTGATTCTCGTATTATAAGCGCGTTACACACCACGGCACGGAACCATGTGTATATCTCCACATTGCCGCCTTCCACCGTAAAGTTCCCCATCACATGCGAAACAATCAGAATAGCTGAATAAATGAAAAGCTTCGTGATAATCATTGAAAAACCCTTGCTTGAAAAGTCCTTGTTCTTGATATGATATACCCAGCTTACAAGTGTGTCTATCACTATAAGAATCATTAGGTATTTCAAGAACTCCCAGTCCCGAAACACATATTTCTCAATGAAGGATGCCGTGTTGGAAAAAGAGATAGGTATGCTCAACAACACGGGAAAATATAAACTCATTACGTATTCCCTTATTTTATGTAGTTTTCCCATAATCATATGCGACGGAATTTTAGGAAATTGTATATGCAATGTGTACAAGTTTACTTGGTGAGGCTTCCGGATATTTCTTTTTCAGATAGTCATAGCGTTCTCTGATAACCCTTTCTGCCTCTTTAGGGTTGTGCCCAGATTTTGTGGCTGCGGCCACAAGTTTTTCTACTGTAGGAAAATCGCCTTTCTTTTCCTTCGTCTTTTCCTCCTTCGCGGTCTCCTTTGTCTTGATTCCCTGGCGTCGTACCCATCCGTTAGCGGTCTTCACATATTCTTCCCCCCCCCAGCTTTTTACGGTTCCGATAGGTTCACCCTTCCGTGCCTTCTCTATATCGTCAGATACGCACATTCCGGCTATGCCCTTGAAAATGTTCAGAGGTGTTTCCTTGTATCGCAGCATGTCCCGGTTCTCGGACATTGATTTGAAAATTCCTTCCTTTCCCGGTATCACTTCCACCTGTGAAGGTCTTATGAACATAGGTTCTTCCTCGTAGAGGTTATTCAGCACCTTAACCGTTTCAAGTGATTTCCAGTCCGCGGCCGCGCATGCTTTCTCGAACTCGTCCATTTCGTTGTTTTCCGATTTGTTCAAAACATCAGTAGCAAAAGCCGCTACCTGCTTTGCGGTGAATGCCTCATAGTCGTTGTCAATGAGAAACTGTTCAAATTGTGCACGTCCGAACACTTTCTCTTCTTTTTTATTAATATCCATGAATAATACCTTTTTAAGTTATAACGAAATTGCAATTACAACGGTAAAAATAGGCATTATCAGTCAAATAACCAAGCTTTTAACTTGAATATTTATCCAATACCGGGTATTTGTACTTCGCGCGGATAGGGTTTGTCTTTATATACTTCCGTCTTCTGTTTTCTACCCGTTTCCTGGTCCTTTCGGCTTTCGCCAAAGCCTTTTCTATCTGTTCGCGTCGCTTCTCGTCGCGTTCTTTCCGGTCGCGTATCATCTGTTCTGCGTACAGTTCTACGTCCTCGGTCTCATAGTCATTGTATATGTATTCACTTACCGTTTCCATACTCTATATGCTTCAAATTCATTAGGGTTGTAATTTTCGTATTCGGGTGCCTCGTGACAGCGATATTTCGCCACCAAATCAATTCTGCTGTTTTCTTCAACCTCCCTTTGTATTTCAGACTTATAAAGACGTTCCTTTTCTTCTTCTATTTCCTTTTCCTTCTCGAAATTGTCCTCCCAGTATTCCAAGTTCTTTTTTAGGGTGTAATAAAAACTCAACCTCTTTTTGCACGGCAATTCCTTTTCTCCACACGTTACAGTAGCACTTCTTTTTGCTATTCTATTGAACTCCTTGTCTTCCCACAAATAACCCTTTTCTTTTCTGAACCAAACTCTTTTGAGATAATAAACAGAATCCTTTACCCTTGAAACACCTTCCTTAATCTTCTCGAATCTTCTTGCAAACATATTCTTCCATTCTTCCCTGTCCGGCAATGCTATTGTATAGTTATTCAAATTAGGGTTGTATCTCATTGATTTAGTCGCCTTTTCCGGCTTCATGTATACTCTTTCTCCAAAAATCTCTTTCAATGCCTTTATAAACTTTCTCACTGTGTCTACACTGCATTTCATACGGCTTGCAATACGTTTAGGGCTTTCATAGAACGATACTTCGCAATTGTTCCATTTTATAGCCTCTAATGCGTGCTTATGCGCCATCTTTACAGCCTTTTCATAAACCTTGTCATAATCCGATTCCTTCCAGTCCTCGTTATTGTACAGCCATTCAACTATCTTTAAAATCTCGTCTTTCTTTGATTCCTCGTCATTCCATACGTCCAAATTATACTCTGCAATCTCTTTACAATACTTGTAATATCTTATCTTCTTTGAAATGTAATTCAATATCCTTGTAAAAATAGGAGACCATTTCACCCCCTTCTCCTTAATCACATAACGCAAATAATCTGGTAAATACATCTCTTCCGTTACATCCTTGAAATCCTTGTTTATGATTGTACATACATCCTTTTCGGGGAATTTAATGTAGTCATTCAGTCTTAAAAACTTGATATAATCCTTCGCTTTTCTGTAGGAAATACCCACTTCTTCCGCAATCTTCAATGACAGTTCTTGTGTAGTAAAACTTCTTTTCCAAAACGTCTTATACTGATACTTCTTCTGATTTCTCTTGCAATACTTGTTGTTTATCAATCTAATAGCGCACAATACGCAGCAATACTCATAATCCTGGATAGTCTGTATATTCTTAAAATCCTTAATAGGAGATTTAATCTTTTCTGGAATGTCCTGGCGTGATGCCGATTTTTCTGTATCTTTTTTCATACACTTCTCTTTAATTTTCTCACTTCTACAAATACCATTTTTTGGTTTTATGTCTTGCTTAAGGACACCCACTAATTTTTAGCTTCTTTCTTGCTAAACAAAAACAAAGAAAAAGGGGATTTTTCAAAAAGAAGCTAATGTTTAGTGAGAAAACTAAAGAGTAACCCCTTTTTCTTTTGCGGCTCTCAAATCTTCATCAGACCTTAGCCGCTATGTTTAAGCACTGCAAACATAGGGATTATTTTTCAATCCACAAAATTTTTTCGAGAAAATTTTTGCCGGGCGCGCCTTTTTCCCAAAATCCCTTCTTGTTTTCGCCTTCTTTCTTTCGCTTCGTCTCCCCTTTCTTTTTTACTTCCGTTAACACTTTCCATATCTCACTTTATCCCCCTTCCCCATTTTTCACTCTTTCCCCTTCCTCCCCCAAACCCCCTATTGCTATATTGCAGTTCTTCCTCCTATTAATATACCCGTAAGGGTAAAAGAAGAAAGGGAACTACGTACCCCTTTAGGGGTTAGATAATACCCTTATGGTAAAATGTCAAAGTGTTGATTTCCAGATAGTTATAAATAGTAATAAATATTGACAGAAATTTCCTCGAAAAAGCCTACCTTTACACGTGTTTAATCTTAAAAATTGTAAAATCATGAAGGTAATTTATGAATCGAAAATTGCGAAAATCATCATCCCGAATTTTTCCGCAATCCTAATTTTTTGCTGGTTGTTATGCAAGAAAATGAAAGAGTATTATGACGAAGAATTCCTAAAACATGAAGAAACGCATTCCTATCAATGGAAATCATTAATGATACTGGGCACCGTGCTTTTTAGCGGTCTTGCAGGCGTTTTCTCGTGCCCCTGGCTACTTCTCCTTATCCCGTTGACGTTCTATCTGTATTACGCCCTGGAATGGCTTGTACGTGTAATAGGAGCCTTAATCAAGTATCACCCTGGTTTCAGTGGCGGTATAAAGAAATGGATTAAGAGAATCCAGGCTATAAACCATGATTGTTACCACGCAATCGTGTTTGAACAAGAAGCCAATGCTGTAGAAAAAGGACTGGTAGATTATGGTTTTTTGTCATTCTTCAAGTATTATTAACTCGATTGTCAAGATTTAGAAAAAGAAAAGGGACGTTTCACAACGTCCCAGTCTGTCGGGTTTCGCTAAACCCAGGTTCTCATACTACAAAACAAAATTGAATAATTATACAAATTGAATGTATATTTATGCAATAATTTTCTTTATGGAAATCGCGTTCTGCTTGATATTCCCGATTTTCCGAATAACCTCATTAGTGGAAATATCCCTATAGGAAGAAAGAATTTCCGAAAGTTCGGCAATCTTATCCACAATCACATTCATTTCCTGTAACCGTTGCCAGCTTATGGAGACGGAAAAATGATTTTTAATAAACTCGTCACGGGCTGTTCTTGCTTCTTCCACGGTACGGAAATAACCGATATTGTACTTCTTCTTTTCAACCTCTATTATAACCCGGTACGGCTTGTTTTTGGACCGTTTGTCATAATAGTAAATATATCGGTCACTTCTCGGCTTCATCGTCTTCTTTCTTTTCGGGAACCGGGATAGGTCCCAGGCAGTGAACAAAGATGGCTGTGATAAACGGGGAAATGATAAGTGCCAGAAGCATCCATACACCGAAACTTCTGTTCATCCTTTCTGCCGTAGAACCTACCTCGGCACACAGCATGAGATGAACGATAAAAATAATGATAGTTAAAAATACGATACCTGCATTCATAGTCTAATCCTCCTTTATTTAAATTCGTTGATAATTTTTACTGCATTTTCTTTCAGACTTTCTTCATTTGTCTCGTTTCCCATTTCCTTGCTGATTAGGGATAATGTGCCATCCAGGTTCTTTCTGTATACGGCAATCATACTCATACTTTCTCCTTTTGCCGGGTCATATACTACCCGGTAGTTTCCTTTGCTTAATGTTCTCATTTTAAAATAGTGTTTATGACGTTGTTAATAGTAAATTCTTCAATCTCTTTTATGTCCTTTTCAGAGCACAAATTCTTGTTTTCGGTATATTCTATGATATTGCCGTAAAGAATGTCTATAGGGGACGGAAAACGGCTTATTTCTGCCACTTTCCATATTCCGAACTTGACTGTTACATATACCTCGTATGAATCGGGGTTCTTGAAAAAGTCTATATTTGCCATGATTGTAAAGATTTTATTTGTTTGACAATTATCAATTAATAAGGAAGACCATAATTGTTACGGTAAACTTCTACCAAAGAAATATTTACGTTTGGATAACCTTTAGTGTTATAGGATTTCTTGGCATAATAGAGACGGACACCGACAAAACGTTCTTTCATCATTTCGTAATTATTCTTTGCATCTTCGATGTTCTTGAAAAACTCTACATAATCATTTCCCATGCTAACCGCAAAACCTCTGATAACTTTAATTTCATTTTCCATAACCTTATCTTTTTATTTGTTTGACCTAATTAGCTGTCTCCTTTAAGAAGACATTGCAAATATAAAACCTTATTTAGACATAAGCAAGTGCGTATGTCATTTTAACATAAGATTAACATATAATCCCCAAATAAAACACCCGGAAACATTCTTTCGCGAAGAGCGTAACCGGGTGTCAGTCAAACAAATATTTAAATTAGAGAAAGAAGGTTCTAAACGATTTCCGGCTGAAAGTATGTCGGGTAATCCCAATCCTTGATAAGCTCCTTAAGCTCCTTCCAGGGAATGAAAATGGTGTGAGATTCGATAGCCGCTTTCTTGTCACCAGTCCAGTAGATGGAAGAAAAAACCGGGTTCTTGGACTGCACTATACTTTCTGTCGTCCGTCCTCCCATGTCTTCGATAAGCTTACTATATCCGAAATAGCTGATGTTCCGTCCCAGGACAAGACAAAGGATATCGCCTGTCTTGCATTTTAGGGCGCGTGAAATGGATGCTTTGTCTTCGTCGCTTATATTGTCATCATCACGAAGCAAGAAAAGTTTATTGGAAATACAGAGCCAGTTTATATATTGGCACCCTTTTTTGTATGTAAATTCGTTTTTCTTTGCCATTATATCAAATCTTTATAATCGTCTTCCATTCTTTTTATCTCGTTCGTCAATTCCTGGCTTAAATGGAATAGGAACTGTTTCTGGTTGTCTTCCATCTCGTCCTCGTTACAACTCATCTTTCGGGAAAGCTGGTCCAGATACCGGATAAACCGCTTTCTCTGGATAAGGTCTATATAGGAGACCACATAAAGAAGAGCGTCCATTCTTTTCTGAATTCCCGTAACCGTCCCTATACACCACAAAAGAAGAATGATAAGGACCACTGTAAGAAAAACGAGACATATAAATATCGCTGTTACCATAGCTGCAAATATATGAAAATAAAACAAATAATTAATACTAAAGAACGGTCAAATTTTCGTTCTTGTCAATATATACGGGTCTCGAAACAAGGGAACACGGGGAAATGACAACATATTTGCCCGGACGGACCTTCCGCAATGTCATTCCCCGGTATTCGGCAATCTGTCCGACCCAGATGTAGCATTCTTTCCTAATCATCGAGAATACTTTTAATTAAGTCCAGTTTCTTTTCGGCTTCTTCCCCGGTCTGGAAATAGTTATGGACATCGAACCTATAATTGTCTATATAATCAAACTTCTCTATATGGGAATTCACGCAAAAGGGATTGGGACCATTGAAATCAATGTAATAATACATACAGTCCTTCTTGGCACGCCAACGAAGATTTTTAAGGCATTTTTCTTTCTCGTCATAGTATAGCCCATTTTCGGAAAGAACGTTGTTTATAAGCTTCTTTTCTTCTAATGTAGAGAATCTATAAGCCGGGATAAGGTCATAATGGGTAAACGGGTATCCGTTTTTATGCGTATGTAATTTTTCACCATAACGCAGAAGAGCATGATAAGCTACTTTGATGTCTTCGCGTTCACATTCTCTGTATATTAATATTGTACCGTCTTCATGCGTCAGATAATCGCCATCGTTAAGCTCCATCAGATAATAATCCTCATCATGAATAGAAATAAATTCCCCGTCTTTGTCACATAATACCTTTTTCATAATTGTAAAATATTTTTTATTAGAAAACATAATTAATCAAATCAGAAATCCAGGACATGAATTGTATCATTCCAAAGAATAGGAAAGCACAAACGATTGCACCTACTCCGTACCAGAAACGCACCCACCATTCACGATATTTGGCTTTCAATATTTTATTACCGAAACGACCGTGAAAGAAATTTATAAGCTGCTTTTTCATAATGTAAAATTTTTAGAATTCAACAAGAATAAGACGTTTACCGCTTTCTTTTTCACTGACCCACATATGGTTGGAACCGAAGCCGTAATCAAAAATAGAATTGAATGTAACCGGGTATTCTTTGGAAACAACCTTCATTGCCTCCCTTAATTCTTTTTCGTCATTGCACTTGGTGATTTCATTAAGTATATTGACATACATAGAGATTGCTATTGGTGAATGATAGACGTTCAACGGGTTTTCTACAATTGCTTTCATAACTGTGTATATTGTGGTAGCCCGAAGGCTACCGGATTAAATTTAGAACATTATTACTATTTCACCGTTTTTATAGCCAAGACAAGACCCCTTCTCAATGGCTTCTTCCAGTGTCTTTACTTCAAACAGCACTTTCTTTTTCTCATAATCCAAACCGTAGTAACTTACTGTTTTGTTATTGGCGTTAATTCCGTTTTTGTGTATTTCCAAAAGTTTCATATTTCTTTAATTTTTATTTGTTCAACATTTCGAGTTGTCTTTGAAGGAGATTAGCGCGGCTTTGCTCGTTGGATGCAAACTCCATATTCCCGATAGACTTATAAAAATCTACGTTTTCGAGTGCGTCGGCAAGCGCTTGTTTTTTCTGGGAAATCATAGAGGAGATTTCGTTACTGTTACCTCTTTTTGCCATCTCTTCAAGTTCCGTACCTCTTACTTTGTAGAATTCTGCTTTCATATCTCAATTCTTTTAATTTGTTTGACTTATCGTTTTCCTTATCACATTGCAAATATAAGACCTTATTTAGACATAAGCAAGTGCGTATGTCATTTTAACATAAGATTAACATAACCTTTCTTTCAGTGACATTATATTTTTCAGAAATAGAAGAAAATGGTATGTGATTATCAGACAGTTAACCCTAACTCTGAAAATTGAATTGTTTTTCAGTGTACAATAAAATAGAGAAAATGAAAAACCGGGAACTGGATAAAACACCCGAATTCCCGGCACCCCGAAAACAATCAAATCACCTCATCACTGGTCCAATCATCAGAACTGTTAATCTCGTTCTCATCCATTAGGAGAACCCATATAAGCGGAAACCTCGGTCTCGGAAATGGTATATGTATCTGGACCAGTCTCACCGATAAGGTGTACTTTGATAGTACCAGCAGTTAACGGAATAATAAGAAACGCCCTTTTATCATCGGGAACCAAGGTGTACTTTGACAATACCACATCTTCGGCCGGTGTGCCGACCTCGAAAGCGCGTGAAATCGTTGTTATGCTCTCAAAACCCTTGTTATTTGCTATACTTACTTTAGTAGGATACATAATTATTTCAATTTAAATTTACAAATGATAAAAATACGAAATTTGAAAAATCTCGGCTACAGTATACTGTAGTATCGATTGCCCTATAAGGGAGAATACTTTCTGAATATAGTAAAATATATTTACGCATTAAATAGCGTCACCTTCCGACCGTTGCATAGGTCCATAGTGTCTACATGCAGCCAGTTAACACCGTCTTCCAGTCTGATAGGATAAGGAAGCTTGTCGGAATCGTCCACAATGATTTTCCGTGCCGCTTCCGCTTCCATACCGGACACAGTAATATCGAATGCGCGACCTAATGCGTGCGCGCTCATATACGGTTTTTCAAGCATTGTCTTTTCCTTGCATAGAACGCATACATTACACCGCAAACCGCGCTGGGAATAGCTGCCTCCGTTCTTCCAGTTGTTGATAATGAAGGGCTTGCATAGGATTTCTTCCCTCAATACAAGGAGCGTTTCCAGTACCTCGGTCGTGAAAAAGCTCCATATCTGCGATTCTGCATACTTTCTATACACGTGGGGGCATACAAGTTCGGGAAGCGTGAAATACCTTCCCAGTCTTCCAATAATCTCTTTTCTTTTCATAATGATACAAAATTTGAATAAAAATAGGGGTTGCAGCTATCTGAACCAGGCTTTCACCCCCAGCCATAATAGACTTGCAACCCCTACCGCCTTTGTTAACCTTTAAATACAACTGCGATACAACCTTACCAGTTATCTATCACGTCAACAAAGATAGTGTTTTTATCTCAAAAACGAGCTAAAGTTCTGAAAATAATCGCTCGTACTCCTCCAATTTCTTCTCCAGGCTTTCTTTTATCATCGGGAAATAGGTTTTCGCTATATCCTCGTCAATATAGAAATAGGAATCATAAGAGTTCGTTATTTGTATCTTTTTCTCTATCTCAAACCTGGAAATTCGCTCTAATTGGTCTTTCAAATATTCGATTTTATCGTGTAGCCTATTTGCTTCTTTTAATTTCGACTTATCCATAACTGCTTGATAATAAAGCCCCATTTCGGGGCTTTTGTGAAAATAATAAGTATACCGAAAGATTTATTCTACAATTTCCGCATCACTTTCCGGCTCGTATTCCTTCTTCTCTTCTTTCTGGATAGGTGCGGCCTTCCATTGGTCTATGAAATGTTCGATTACACGACGTCCATCAGTCACAACCTTTTCCAGTTTCTCGTCCGGTTCCAACAATTCATCTGCCATTGCTGCGGCTATGTGCTTTGCCTTCATTACCTCTTCCACAAGGTTGCTTTCTATCAGTTCACCCAGGCTTTTCTTTGTAAGCAGGTTGAATGTCAGTCCTTCAATGATTTGTTTTCTCTTTGACATAACCTGCAACATTGCATTCATACGGGGCGCGAATTGTTCGGGCTTCATGTTCTCGAAGCTCTTGTCATCAAATCCCTCGAACTTTTCTGCCGCCATGAATGCCACTTCATATTCTTTCGGTGTCATTACCACGCCTGCCTGCAAGCACTCTATGCAGAACAAAATGTACTTCACGTTGTTTCTCAAATCTTTTTCCATAATCGATTATATTTTAATATGATTGTTCCACGTTTTACAATGATACAAGAACCGTTCCAGGACTGTTCCCTGCGTCATATTGTCCGTCATATGCCTCTTCCCCTTCTTTGCAAATTAACAATTATAGGTTGACGGTTTATAATCATGTTGTAGGGGTCGGACATAACAACCCTTTTCCTTTATGCCATAGGGTCTGTCCATTTCCGGTTCTTCTTATCATTGCTTTATACCTCTTTTGATACCCTATTACCATTGTAACAAATGTATAACGGGTTAATAATAAAAATATGGTCTGTAGGGTATCGTGGAGGGTATTTCTCTTTTTTATTTCTCCTTGTATATCCCGACCACTGTTCCTTCCTCGTCCGTTATGAATAGGGTCTTGTGCTCCTTTGATTCGTACACCCTTTCCGATAGCCTGTTTACTGGGTATGTGTTGCCGTTGCTGTCCTTGATGGTGTACATTATTTTGTTTCCTTTCTTGAAATCCGGTTCCTTGGATTGCTTCTCGTTGTCCTTCGTTACCCACTTGTTGCATATATATAGGAGGCGCACCGCTTTCCGGAACATATGGAAATCGTCCTTGTCTATCATTACCCTTTCCTTGTTTCCGAATCCAATTGAATAGACCTCTCTTTGCGTGTTGTATGTCTTATGTAGGGGCTTTGTTAGGGTATTGGAAAGATAGAAGATTACTTCATTGACCATATTTTCCGTGTCTTCTTCTTCCTTTATTTCAATCGTTGTTTCCTTGTTTATGAATGGGTCCAGTACGTCAATCATGCCGGACATCACGTCAGTAATAAACTGTCTTGCAGAATGTCTTATACATGGTATGCTGCCCTTTTCTTCTATGAGTATCACATCTTCCCCCTCTTTATAGACTGCATTCATGCCGAGTTCCGTTGTGCACATCAATGTGACCATATCGGTTCCCTTGATTATATATGTGTCTCCGTACTTATGCTTTAGCTTGTATATAGCATTGTTCATTCTCTGTTCAAACATCTTTGTCTCTTTCCTTTCTCCTTCTTCTATCCCCCTGTAGAAATCACTGAGGAATTGTTCCACGTGGAACAATGGACTTTTTGCTGTCTGTTCTCCTATCAATATAGCAGTAATCTGTTTTGATTTAGAGACTGTTAAGTCCATTAAATCGCAAATATTGAATACTTTCTTGATACTGTTTTCTGTACAGCACACCAGAATACTGTTATCGTACTTTTTCTGGAATTCTTCTCTATCCATAATCTTTTTATTTTTAAGTTTCGTAAAATATCTATATTGATTGTCAAGAAAATAGGGGCTACTTCAATTTTCACCCCTTCTTTCCGTGTACTTAATAATTTGCGACCCTTTGTCGGGTATTGGCTACAAAAGTCTTGTTGTTTCCGGACAGCTTTATCGGACCCAGGTTCTCCCAGTCACCGTTTGCCCAGGTCTTCGTTATGACAGAATCTATGTACTTGTCCATATTCTCCTTGATAAGCTTCTTTGCAGGTGCCAGGGAATGGAAGGTGAACATAGGGCTTGTCTCTTCGCAGTCCACATCGTGTTCCCACTTTTTCAATTCCTTGTTGAATCTGTCACCCTTGTACTTTATTGTTACGGGTTCACTGAAATATACTGTATAGGTCTTCATTTTGTTCTGCTTTTTTGCTGGTTATTGATTATCTGTAATATTGTTCCCTTGCTGCCTTCGCTATCGCTTCCCCGTATTCTTCCGGACTTGCCAGGTAAGGTATCTTGAAAAGTTCCGATACGAGTTCGAGCTTTTCCTTGTTTGTCATTCTCTTTGCTATGTCCTTTACGAGAGTTACTCCGTTCATGTCTACATATTCCTTGTATGCTTCATGGAGTTCTCCGCGTTCGTCCAAATCGTTTATTATTCTTCTTGTAGGGAAGCAGCGCAGTATCTCGCTGATATAGGTGTCGTCCCCGTTCTTCTCTATCTCCTTATAGATAGGGTCAAATGAATATTCGTCCATAAACTCCATCACCTTTTCTGCGATTTTCTTTCCTTCCAGTTTTACTTTGGGGCTTGCCATAATCTTTTGTTTTTATTTGTTTGACATCTTGTTTCTTATCACAACGCAAATATAAGACCTTATTTAGACATAAGCAAGTGCTTATGTGCTTTTAACATATAATTAACATATAAAAGGATATAATAAAAGCCAGCTATTTATCACAAACTGCTGGCTGTCAATTAGATATTAACTACTAATACTCAAAAATGAACATAAAGTTTTTCGTTTGATTTTAAATCTCGTAGTCCACATCCCATGTTATCGAATCCAAAGATACGAATTTATACCCGGTTTCCTCTTCCAGGACTGATTTTATTTTCTCTACTTCCTTGTCTGTAGGAGGAACCTGCATTATTTCCACATCCATAGGCACATGTACCTGTACCGTTGTGTCCTCGTCCATTCTCATTGTTGCGATTGCTACTATCATACTATTTATTATTATAGGGTTAATTAATCATTGTATTCTTCCGGTATCGGTTCGTTCTGCATCCATTTCACGTACAGTCTTTCCATACAAATGTCAATTTCTTTTAATGCTTGTTGTTCGGTCAGACCATATTCTTTTGTAAGTCTTTCCATCATGCACTTTATAACTTCTTCAACATATATCTTTACCATAACTACTTTATTTTTAATTGTTTAAATAGGTGTACTATCTATCGCAGACCGTACACCACATGAATTTTGAAAATCATAAATTAACTAAAAGTCAAAACAAAATGTAATTATTTCTTTCCGATTTCAACACCTTTCATCTGTCGTAGGCGGTTAAGAAGCCGTTCTCTTGTCTTTGATTTGGAAGGTTCTTCTATTATCTCGGCCTCGACCACTTCGGGTATCATTTCTTCCACAAACTTCTTGTTTTCCGTTTCTATTTCTTTCCAGTCATAGGTTTTTATCAATGCTCCAGGAAGCATGACTTTTTCAGACCCTAATACCGGGTTACTTGCAAAGCCGTTAAAGTCTTTGTAATAGGATGTGCAAAGCTGGTGCATCAGTATTTCGGGCTTTATTCCCGATTTTGCAGCCACCATACCCACTATAAGGCTGTTTACGGGTATGTCACGCATTACACGGCTTATGTTTTCCTCTCCATGCAATGTCGCGTTTATGTCTATCTTTCCGTCAACTGTAAGTTTAATTTCATTACCTTTTACTTCCTTCCGTGCGGCTTCCAACAAGGCGCGTATTTCCTTTAGGATATTGAGTGCACTTCCCACATTCCCTTTGCTCCAGAACTCTTCATATTTTAGCTGCAAGTCTGTCATACAATCATTTATGATTTCAAGTCTTCCGGCTTCCGTTGCCACCTTATAGCGGTCTGAACGCATCACGTACTTGCTTTGCCTTGCCTCTATCAAGGATTTGTGGTTGTTGAAGAATTTTACCAAATCTTCTTCTCCAAGCGAATAACCCTCCTTTTTACGTATAATCTTGATTATATCTTTGGGGTTGTGCATGGAACCGAACAAGTCCAGAAGCATAGGTGTCAGCTTGGCAAGCGCCTTTGCCTTGTCATTGTGTAAATCGAAAGCATGGAAATACTCGCTCTTTACCCTGTGGAATTTGGCAAGAAGGGGCAACATCACGTTTGTACGTATTTCTGTAGCATCATTTATTGCTTCCTGGGACGCTCCGCGTTTCGCCATGATACCCTTTATGTTCACGAGCTTAAGGTCTATCACGTAGGTGTACCCTTCGTTTCCTTCGTACTGCATGAAACGGTCGGGGTGTTCGTCAAGCTCCCTTCTTACCATCTCATAAGCTACATACTTGTCCTGCATATAGGGAGAAGCAATAAGCACGAAATCGGGCGCATCTTTTAATATGTCCTCTTTAGTATATTCTATCTTTTTTGCCATATATAGAAGTTTTATCCACAAAGGTAAGTTTTAATAGGGAAATAATCAATAGTTATTTCACCAAATCAATACCATGTACACGAAACTAAAACTTCTTCCTTTTCCTGTTCAACGAATGAAACCTCCGGTTCCACATTTTCACTGATTGTTGATTCAAACCATAGCATTTCTTCCGGCTTCGCTGTCATATCCGGTTCCGCAAATTTTTCTCTGTCCATCGTAATACATTTCTATTTCGTTTTCTGCTAATGTAAGTTCCCACGGCTGTAGCAACAAGTCCATTTTCATAACTTTGCATTGAGGCATCCATACCCTGTCATTGTTGTACTTGACATTCTGCACCGCATGCACATCCACTTCGACAAAATAGCGGTTCTCCTTTCCGATAACAACGGGTTCAAAATTGACCGCATAGCATGCCATCTTATGTACAAAATCTTTTTTGTCCTTGTAT